TAACTTAATTAAGTTACTCAGGCTGTCAGGTAATTACATGTTAAAGTTAGTTAATTATTATTCTGCCATCATGATTAGCTCCCCACACGCCCGAGGATCTTTCAACATCAATCCGACCTCACCCAAGAAGTGTACTGAGTAACCATCCTTAGCATTAGAACGAACTTCTGTATTAGAGTGAGCGTAACCAGCAGGAGTTACAGAACCAGCTGTACACCAGTTAACGAATTCACGATCTTTACGAACTACTTTAACAATGTTAGCTTCACCATCACGACGACCCAAATCCAAGAATGTCATACGGTAAGATTCCAACGGTTTCAAAGTAACAGGATGCAACTGACGATTATAAGTAGTATTGTCATACAACGGGAAATACTTCAAAGTCAATTCAATACCATTAGACATTGCGTAAGTCTTAAACTGACCACCGAACTTCAAATTATCACCAGAACCAGTTACGAATACTGTGTCAATCAAGTTCATATTAGCCATCTTTTCTTTAAGTACACGGTCAAATTCACGCATACCCATTTCACCAGTCAAGGCAACAAACTTACGTTCATTAGTACCTAATACATTGTAAGACAGGTCAAACAAGAAGTCTTCCAACAGTTCAGCTGTCAAACGAGTATAATAACGTCTGTTAGACGGAGCAATCTGTTCCAACAAACCAGCACCAATAAATGCAGGACGACCATTCTTACCTTTCAGATTACAAGAACCATCTTTGTTTACGTTATTCTGATTGTATACCAAAGCTCTTTCAAGACGTTTGTACCACTCACGCATTGCAACCCATTCCTGGAATGTAGACCACAAGTAAGAAGTTTTACCAGTCTTAGGATCTTTCAAAGCTACTGCCATAACTGTAGAGTAAGCAGAACCTGTGATATCATAAGACAGACGTACTGTAGTCAAGTAGTTACGCATCTTGAAGTGAGTATTGTAGTTCAGAATATCAGCCTCTTCACTGTATTCTTCATAAGCAGAAGCCAAACGGTTCACTTGGCAACCAGAAGCTAAAACAGCAGGATCAATATAAGAAGCAGGGCTACCGTTAGATACAAATACTGTATAAACATACAGATTACCATCTTGATACGGAGCATCCTGAATACGTGCTTGACTCTTATCATCAAATTCGATAGTAGCACCAGGACCAAACCATGCATCTTCCAACCACAAAGTAATAGGAGTATTGCCCAAACCTGGAGTAGAATCTTTACCAATTGCAGTACCATTCCATTTAGCGTCACGAATTGTAACAGCTCTATCTTGGTCGATCATAACACCCCATTCAAATGAAGGCTGATCAATAGTCATTACATTTCCAAGACCACCTGTCAACATATCAAGAGAAGTACTGTAACCATTATCTTTAGTACCAAATACGTATGACAGGATAGTAGATACCTCATAAGGTCTTTGCTGAGAAGCGAGACTAATCTTATTAGTGTCGATCAAATCAGAAAACCGTTTACCTTTGTATAATTGGAGGTTATTAAGAATATTATTATCCATAAAATACTAGTAATTTAATTTTTTTATTTATATAATTAATTATTATGATATACGCAGTTGTCGTGCAGCTGAGAACCAAATTGGATCATCATCAGAACCTGTAGCTTGTTTTCTAGATTTAGTAGTAATACTACTAGATTTTAAACTTCGTCTAAACTTATCAATAGCTGAATTATTTCCTTCACGTTTAGCAGCCTCAATAAGCTTATCAGCATTCATTGTAAAGTATGCTGATTCTATGAGATTCTTAACACCACCCTTAGCATAGTCCTTTTGGTACTTTGTTTTACCGTCTGTGTCTGGCTTAAGTATATAATCCATTAAAACCTTTTTATCTTTTTCAGGGACTGTAATACTACGTATATTCTTTAAGCCTTTTATTTCGCTAACAACGTTATCGTAGAATTGCTGTTGTCTCTGCAACTATATCTGATAAGCCTTTTTCTGATCCTCTAATAGCTGTTTCTTCTTTTCCTCTTTAATCTCTTTCAGATCTTCTAAAGCGTCTTGCGCTTCATCTTCAAGTAATCCAGCTTCTTCGTATCTACTTACTAACTTATCAATCTTCTTAGTAGAGAACCCTTTTTCTTTAAGTAATTGTTTTACTACTAATTTCTGATTAGCTTCATCTTCAATATCAATATCATCTAAATCTAACTCAGCATCAATAGTCAGATACTTCTTTAAATCTCCACCTTGCTTTACGAAATTATCTAGTGCTTCAACTTCTTCACTAGAGTATTCAGGCTTACTATTTTCTTCAATGACATTTTGGAAGTAATTAATTAACTCATCTACACTCTTGGGTTTTTCCTCTCCTTCTTCAAATTCCCAATTAAGTTTTTCAGCCATAGCGTCAAAGAAGTTAGTAACAACATTTTCTTCATTATTATCTTCAACCTCTTCTTCCTCTTCTGTTTCTTCCTCAATAGTTTCTTCTTTACGAGGTCTACCAGGCTTACGTTTTGGTTTATCTTCAATATCTCCTTCTTCGATTTCTTCTTCCTCAGTACCTTCCTCTACTGGATTTTCTTTCTTATTCTTTACTTCGATATTGTTCTTTTTAATATCTTCCAATTCTTCATCGTCTAGTGATTCAAATTCATCAGCATCAACATTAACATTTTCATCAATATTTGAATTTCTAAAACCACCATCTGGATTAGGGATAAAGCTATCTAATACAGCTTCAAATCCACCTAATGTCATTTTTTTATCCATAATTAAAATATTTAATTAGATTTATTTTTTCTTCTTTTTACCTTTATTCCATTTAGCAGCATTCTAAGCGAATATTGCTCTCTTTCTTGTCACAGGATTCTTACTATGAGTTAGTTCTTCAGTTGTCTTTCCTGTCTTCTTTTTAGTTGCATTGAACTTACCTCTATTTTCTGGCTTTATCTTTATCTTCTTCATAATTCTAAAATTGTTTATTTACTATTGGATAAGTACCAAGTAAAGGTATTTTATTAAACCATTTTGTATACTATCCTGGTGTAGCAAATTGAAGATAAGCAGCTTCAATAGATCTCATATCTTTTAATTAGTATTATACTAATTAATTATATCTTCATATACTTTAGCGTAATTATCACCGTATGTATTCTAAATCTATCTAGCTCTTTCTATATAAGCTGGATTAGAATATAGATCTTCAATTATTCTATTTCTAGATTCTATAGCATCATCATATAATTTATATGTACGAGCTTTATCTTCAGCTTCTCTACGGAATAAACTATTTATTTTATCCTACACAGTTCTTCTTACTTCTGGTACATATTTAGAAGAGTATTTAGTTAATCCTCTAGCTATATTAGATACTGCATTACCTGCTAATTTAAATACTGGATTAAGTAAAGCTCCTTCTATATATAGACTGCCTAATGGATCTGAATTTGAAACATATCCTGCACCTGGGTTATATCCATATGTAGGATTATATGGATCTCCTTTAGGGTCAAAGTTAGTAATAGGTCTTTCACTAGTATTCTGTGGTGGATCTTCATCTACAATACCACCATCTGCATACTTCTTCCAATCCCAGTACTTCAGCTAGGGATTATTCTCCCTAGCCTACTTATACTGTTGCATTCTCTATCTAAATGCTTCACGTTCCATAATTATTTACTTTTCTTAGAACCCTTTTTAGAGCTCTTCTTTCCACCTTTACAAGCTATAATTAATTCTCCTTATTATTTTTAATTTTAATGTATTTCAACCAAGCAAAATGTTTTCTTTGTTTACAATAGTCAAGATTAGTATCGTTGTTATAAGCTTCTTCTTCAAAAGATACATCATGATATCTATCTCCTTGTTTATCTGACAATCTAGCTAGAGATACTATTAAATATTCAATGCCATACCAAATATAGAAAGGTAACCACAGCATTTCTTGCATCTATTTGAGATGAATCTTTTCGTGATTATATTCAATATCTGTTATTTTAGATTTATCTCTAGTAAATATCAAACCAAATATATTGATGTATTTATAACCCTTAAATGGTATAAATTTATTCTGTATTACTTTCATATTACTTCTCTCCTGTTACTTTATTGCGAATAGCAGTTTTTGCTTTTAATTTCTCTCTATCCATAGCAGCTTTATCAGACATACGTTGCAACTCAGTTTCATGCTTCATTCTATCTTTTTCAAGCTGTATCTTCTTATTTTCAGCTTCTCTCTTCTGTTCTATTTCTCTACGCTTATTGTTAAGTTCTAATTGTTTAGTAGCAATATCAGAATTTATCTTCTACTATTCTAGAGCTTGTTTTCCTATTTCAATTGGATCAGGAATTCCATTCATATCTTGATCCATATTCTCAGCACCACGATAAGCATTGAGTTGTGCAACGGTGATTTTAGTAGCATTGTCTTGATCTACTTTATATTTTTCAAGATCCATTTCAGCTTCCTTAAGCATAAGCTCTTCTTCTTTAAGCTGATTCTGTTGTTCTGCCATCTGCTGTTGAGCTTGTTGTTCAGCCTGTTGTTGCTGCTGCATCTGTTCCATTCTTTTCTGCTCAATTTCCTCAAGTCTGTTCTTAATCATACTCATATTATCTAAAGTAATGATTTCAGCAATATCTAATAGACTAGCACCATTCTACATAGCAGGTTGTAACAGTTGCTTTAATTGATCTATATACTGTTGATTCTTAGTACTATCATCTACAAATATATCCATATCTTCATAGAAGAAATTATCAGATAATTGTACAAATGCTCTAGTGGCATCATCCAATATATAATTCAAGTATCTCTTACTATCTTTCCAAGCTGCTTTAGAAGTATTCAACAACATAGTTAATACTCTTCTTTTTACCTAATTGTGATTCCAGAACCAAGGTTCAGTAATATGATAAGACATATTAACAGCAGTATTAGCATTACTTACTAATTCACTAGGAGCAATCTATCCTTGTCTTTGTGGAGTAATACCAGTAAGCTTAGCTACCATGTCTTCAATCTTTTGCATCAATTGAATATACTCAGCTATTACATTACTCATAGTTAAGTCCCAAGAAGATAACTAGTTGAATTGAGATGGCTTACCTCCTTCACGTCCTGGTATATCCCATCCTTCATCATAAGGATTAATAAAAGCTACACCTAGTGCACTTAAGTAATGCATCCACTTATTAACATCAATATTCATAGATTTGGGTATCTAAGTAATATCCATTACTGCTACTTTACCTTTATCTCTAGATAATGCTAATTCAAGTCTATACCATACTACAATATACATATACTGTAATGGTTTCATCATACTTACTAGTGATCTAGGCTTACTATTAGTATTATTATATACTACTCCAGTATAAGGCAATTTCTGTGAATTAGGATTATCAGCAGATATATGTTGATATTCAATAGGTTGAATTCCTATATACATATCATCACCTATTCTATATCCTTCCCATACTTCAATAATCCAATCCCATTCTACAGATTGTTCTGTACCTGTTACTTTGTAATCTTCATCTACTTGAAATTCTTCAGCTTCTCCAGTTTCTGGGTTTAGTAAAGTAACAAATCCTATCTTTTTGAAAGATTTCCAACAGCAGTGATATACTGTTATATGATCTACATCAAACGGATTATCTGTAAAACTATTGATCTTATGCAATTTAATAGATTCATAATCCATACTAGTCTTTCTTATTTCTGAATTATTACCAGCTCCGGGTCTTTGATCAATAAGTTCTAATAATTCATTTAGTTGTCTTTCAGACATTTTATCATAGAATCTATCGTATATCTCAGTAGCAGACATAATCATCTTTCTACGACACCATGCGGCATCATCTATGAATTCTAAGTCTAAAGAATGCTCATAATCAAAGTACATAGGGTTTACTCTTTCTACATAAGGATCTCCATTGATTACACCTACATAGTATATTTCTTCTCCACCTATTAAAGCATCTTTCCAACCTTTATAAAACTCATGAGTAAGATTTAATTTTCTCTTTAGAAATTGTAATGCATGATAAGCTTCAGTTTCTGCTATATCTTTATAATCTTTCTATAGATACTTAGCTATAGCTTCTGGAGTCTAGATTTCTCCTGTAGCTAATGCTTGTTCATATCTAGCTGCTTGTTCTGGACTTAACTTACTAGCTATAGTAGCCTGAATATAATCCATTAGCATTTCTTTGGCTTTTTCCTGTAGTTCACTAGCAGCTATATCACTTGTACGTTGTGGATGAAAATTAAAAGGTCTCTTAGTTTCTTCACCAAGTAACTGATCTACATATGGTTTGATGATATTATAATCCTATGCCATAGCAGGAAACCCATCATCTTGTTTAAATGGATTGGTTACATATTTAAGATCCTTTTCATTATATATGCTATTATATAAATCATAGTAAGTCTACATCTCGTCAGATCTAGATCTACCATTACTACCAAATCCTGAATCTCCAGCGCCTACTACATAGTCTACGCAGGCTTCTTTCCAGGCTTGTGTCTTCTTTGACATTGGTAGTTTCTGTGCAGGGAAACTTTTAGTATTCTTCATAATTAAAATGTATATACATTATCGTCGTTTGAAAATACTCTTGGAGTATCGTCATTGAACCAACTCTGCGCAAAAATTGGTCCATCAAAGAGCATCTTCTATTTGTTTTCTTTTTCTTTCTTTTTAACAACTACATTATATAGTTGTTCTCTATATATCATAACCTACATCAACGCCATCACTCGGTCAAAGTTACCTGTATCATTATAGCTTATTAGCTCTTCTAATAGCGGCTCTGATAGTATTCTAGTTAGGTTCTTCTTACCTGGTGCATACTCTTCATTTAACCATTCTTTTATCATACCTTCACCCCATTGCTTTATCTACTTATTCATGTGACAACCTTTTCTTCTTTGTACTTTAGAATTACTAACTATATCATTAATAATATCAGGTTGATCAGCTAATAAGTAATCACAATGCTTAGCAGTAAAGTAAGGGAATAGACCTTTGCGTTCATTTTCATACATTATACGCGCATTATAGTATAATGCTAACTTACGTAAGTTTTCATAGTATTCCTCAGCTGTTGCAGGTCTACCAGTATATTCAGCTACTATAATATCATAATACTCTTCAAAGTTCTAAAACCTCTTATATACAATAGATGATCCTAATGAATTAGTACCAGACTAATCATGATCATAAGGGTCTACACCTATTATATATAATCCAGCTGTTGCATCTTTAGCTGGATGTTCCCATATAACTATTGAGCCAGTAGGATCATCGTCTTTACCAAGTGGATACTTAGTAACATCGCCATGTTTCTTAGGTATCCATTTGATACTACCAGATTCGTCAAATATTAAATCACCTACTTGTTTATGATTCTATAACTAAGTATTAGTACGAATAAGTCCTAATTGCTCCTACAGTTCTTTCTTAGGAAATATATTCCCATTAAATTCCAGCATTGCTTCTTGTGGAGTAATAGGACGCTCTGCAACATAACGGTCTATAGCTGTAGTATTAGTAGCTGTACTTATTACCTTTCTACGTTCATCTAATATAAATTCAAGGGAAGGTTTAGTAATAGTATTACCATCATCATCCATGTATATTCTATTACCATCATCATCTCTAGTATCTAGATTAGTATACTATGGAACAAAGAATCCACACAATTTATCTGTAGGTGTACTATCCCATATGTTCTCAAATCCTAAACAATTGTATCCATCTGGATTATAGAACATATCTTTCATAGTTTCAAATGCAGAGCCTTCGTCACCACCAGTTCCCCATACAATCATAGTACCAAACGCTACACCATCTTGTTCTACAGATGGTCTAGCAATTTGCCACGCAGCACCTAATTCTGAGAATGAACCTCCTTCTTCAAATAGAATTAATTTGGCACGTTTACCACGTACTACATCAGGATTATCTTTCAAAGTAACGCCAATAATCTCTGACTTATAACCCATTTCTACTTCATTGCCAAATTCATCTTTAGTCCAGAATCCAGCTCGTTTACGCATAGTACTGTTGACAGATCGTTTTTTACCCCAAGCTGTATTCTTATCTATAAAGTCCATATAGTCCCAAGCTTTAGTAAGAATACCATCTTCTGTAAGATACTGCTTGTTAGAAGCATATATATATGTTTTACTATTAGGTATTAGATAATAATTACGACACGCCATAGCTCCACCTTTATAGCTATTATGTGTTACTACGAAATCTCTAGTTATATATAATTGATTATCATGATCTACTCTAATACATCTTTGCTTTTCTTTATACCCAAGATTTCTAACTGCTTTTATACCTATAGAATTATATTTATATTCTCGGTGTCGTAAATTCTATAATTTTCTTTCTAATTTAAATATAGGTTCTTCTGTAGTAATACACACTTCCCAATGAGGTAAAGTATCTGACTTATAACCATTTCCGAAATCTACATCAGTACGACCAGGAATCATTTTAGATTTTCTGCATCTTATACCTAAACTTCTACATATAAAAATTAAATCATCTATTAATCTTTCGGACGTACTTACGAAATTACAGCTACCTGTAGAACTAGATGAACCGTCGGTATCCATAAGCCCTTGTAATAATTCTAATCTGGTGTTTACATCTGCATATTTATAATCGTCTGGTATAAACTTATTTTCTGCTTTTACTCTTACACCATACTGTTTTAGATATCTTCCTAATTGGTGTTTTGTTTTATCATGTGATAGTATCACATATGCAAAGTTATCGTCTACTTTTTTAATACTATAATTTGGTAGTTTCTCAGTTAAAATATCTACAATCTACTAATCGTCTGTAGAAAATCTTATCTGCGTTCCGCATATGTATCCATCTCCTAACAATACGCCCATTACGTATGGATCTACTAACGGGGCAGTTTGATTAAAATGCAAAGGATTAATTGATGGTAATTTGTATGGATAACAATATTTTCCAGGACTACCTTGCTACAACTTTAGTTTACTGTATTCTTCTGTAGTTTTAATATGTAATTTTCCTCTTGTAGAATTTAATGTAGACCATAAATGATTTTTGCCACATCTTACTTTTCTACCATCCTACAATTCTATTTCCCATACCTCTTGTTCACCTTGTTCTATTATTTCAATAACTTTACAAGGATCACCGCAAGGATTCATTACTAAATCTCCTACTTTTAAAGATCCCATTTCTACAAAACCAGTAGGTGTAAGAACTGGTTCACTATATGGCTATTCATAGCCTTTGCGACGTGATTTAAGTAGACATATATGTTTTCCTTTATCTTCTGCTTCCCGTACTGCCTAGAAGTAGAAATAGTCATAATCATAGAAATCTGGAAATGTCACTACACTATCTCTTTTTACTTTAGTTTCTCCATTAGGTAGTTTAGTAATAGTGTTAACTATACGTTGCATTGGACAAAAGTTAATATAAAAATAGTTATACCCAGTGATGTAATCTCCATCCTCTGCGGTATAACCATTAATGCAACGATCTTTCTATTCGTCCCAGTATGTATAATATTCAGTAGTACCAATTGGATACTAACAATAAGCTCCGGTCTTTAAGAATGTTAAAGCCGGAGTTCTAAACTTATCACTGTTTATTATTTTCTTCTAGAAGTCAATCATGATTTATTCTTTAAGCAGATAGCTTGCGGTCTATCTGCTTTAGTTCTTTAGTTAGTTTAATATCTTTTAAAAATCTGTGCCCATTTAATACACTATAGACCATAGACTTACTTATTTTTAACTTTTCGGCTATTTCAGATACCGATCCTTTTTCTTTTCTGCCATTACATAAATGTGCAGTTACAATATATTTTGTACTAAATTTAGTATCTTTAATCTGTACTATTTTAGTCTTTTTAGTTTCTAATTCTTCTAACGAGTAGGCAACCAATAGATCGTGTGTTTGTAAGTACTTACCACTAGCAGCTCTAGTTATATTAGATCTAGGTATCTTGGTTATATTTGAAGCAGCTGTTATACTAATAGCAAATATAGTAGTTTTATCTTTTATATTATAAAGGTATACTGACTTGTAAAATTTTTTAGCTACTTCTTTAGCAATGTTAGATATTTTTTTCTTTTGTTCTTTTGTCATCTTTAAACCTAGAACTCCAAAGTCTCCGCCTTTAGTACAGTTGTATCCATTAGTGTAACCTTCATATTTTTCTATATACTTTATTTCTAGAGCATCTAACTTTTTTATTAATTGTTCTGTAGTATATTCGTCAGGAATAAAAGATTCTATTATATCTATAGTGAAATTATGTAAACCATATTTTTCTATAGCTCTATATAATGGTAAATCGTATCGTTTATTTCTAATATTACTAAGATGATGTTTAAGTCTTTTTCTTATAGATACTCCCTGACCAATATAACATTTACCATTTATATTATTCTTAAACAAGTAAATTCCAGCTAGTTTAGGATCTATATCTCTATATGTCATTTTCCGCAAGTTTTAATTGGTTGGAACGGTAGGATTCGAACCCACACACATACCGGGTTAGAGCCGGCGACGCTACCATTACGTTACGCTCCAATATGCCAGGGAATATTTAATGTCTGTCCCTGTCAGACCTCTCTATCAGTTCAACGAGATTATTTCTTAAACAAACTCTTTAGCCAATGAATAGTACGCTTGATAATACCTTTCTTCTTAGGTTCAGCTACTGCTTCTTTATTATATTCTTCAATCAAAGATTCACTAGCTTCTTTAACTGCTTTATCGGCTTTTTGTTTGTTATCAATTTCTTTTTCAAGCACATCACAAATTTCTTCAGTGCTATTGCATTTTGTTAAATCAAGTACTTTCTTCATAGTTTCTTTATTTATATTCATATAACGTACTCATTAATTTATTGTTATAAATTTGTGTATAATTTGCACAAATTAAGCTAATTCATAAGGATTAATCTGAGCATCTCCACGTACTTTAGTAGTACTAACTTCTTCAGCTTTAACTGCCTTTTCTAGGAAATCTAGCGTTTGAAAAGTAGCTTTTACTTTTTCCATACCAGCTAATAGATCTTTAATCTTCTTTTCATCTAGTTGCTCTTCTAGAGAATCTTCGTAATACTTACTAATAGTATCTACTTTGTTTCTCATACTATCCAGCATCCTCAGATTCCTAGTGTATATTAGCTTCTTATAATCATCTTCACAGGACTTCTCTTCTACTGTAAGATTATAATTCTCATCACCAAAGTATAACTGCTTAAGTTTCTTTTCTCTGATATCTGGTTCTAACTGAAGTACATATGGAGATTTAAAATACCACATAAGTACTATATAACTTATTACATTTGTAGCTTGTGTCTTATCTGGCTTATCAGCCTCCCATAACTTTTTAAAGAATGGGAGACCCAAAGCGTCAGGGTGTATTACTACTTTACCTGCAATTAAATCAAATAATTTCATCAGTTACTTCTTCAACACTAGGTTCAAAATTCTCTGGCATAAACTCTTCAGGATGCTGAGCTCTATATTCTTCTTCTGCTTTAGTATTAGTAATAGCGTCTAATAGTTGATAGAATTTCAATTCTACCGCTTCTTGTTGTTCAGCAGGAATCTGATTAGTGATTAATTTATCCATTAACTCCTTCATTACATCCTCTGTGAATTCTCCTTGAACAATATCGGTCTTATATCTACTGTCACCGATAACTACTTCTATAAAACTTCCAACGCCTGATGCACTCACTGGAGTAATTGTAATATTTAAATTTTCCATAATTATTCTTTTACTTCTTTAATTTCATTATTTTGTTCTGCTGTAGCTTCTCCGAATCCTTTTTCTCCTCTTTCTGTTTCACTCAATTCTTCTACCAAAGTAGGTTCTAATATAGAACAAGGAACAATGACTAACTGAGCAAATGGTTCATCTGTAGTATATACTGTAGGAATAGCATCTGTAGTTACTTTAAATTTAGCCATTAACTCTCCACGATATCCAGCATCTATTAAACCTACTCCATTTGTTAAAGCTATAGAACGTTTACTGATTGAAGACTTCATCATAAGTAAACCACAATATCCTTCAGGAATCTCTACTGCTAAATCAGTATGATATACAAGTACTAACTTTCCGCTATTATCTACTTCTTGAGTAATACGAGTAGCATACAGATCCAATCCAGCATCTTCTGCTGTAGCTCTAGTAGGCAACTTGCCTTCAGACTTTTTAATCTCTTCTGTACCGTCTTCTTTCTTTACTGAGTAATCTAACTTTTTAAATTTCAATTGTTCCATAAATCTTTTTCTACTTTTCTATAACCTTCTTCTAAAACTTCTACTATCTCTTTAATTATTTCATTCTTAATTGTATCAACATTAAGACCTTGTGTAACTTCTTTAGAGTGTACGATTCCATGAGTAATACCTTCTTCATTTTTACGTATTAAGTGAACGTGTAAAGTAGGATTACCAATACGATTTTTATTTACATCTATATCCTATGTTTCCCACCAAATAGCTTCTAAATTATTCATCTTGTTCAATATCTTTTGTATTAATACTAATTGCTTTGCCATGATGAAATCCCCAATCTAAGAATACTGTATTACAAAGTACATGATCTATATGAGGTAGTCCACTTTCAGGATCTATTAATTCTCCTTTGTCTATAGCAGTAAGATGTCTTAGTAATGCTGCTTTATATCTTTTCCAAAAATCTGGAAGGTTTTGCCAACTGTTATCTGAGTATTTCTGAGCTCCGTAAGTAAGTACCTTACCAATATTCTCAACTACATCTAATGGAACTAGATCCATTCTTACTTTACCACAATCATATTTCTTACCATCATTCTCCATCTTCAATATACTTATTAGTTAAACAATTGTACAATCCTTTTATCTGTAGCTGTCTAGTTTCAATGCTGTCTGTATCTTTCAACTTAGCTAAACCTTCTAGAATATCATCCATGAATTCATTGTATGTTAAGGAATAGTTATTGATCTTCTTATCTGCAACTTCCATTAACTCTTTTAGTTCTTCACTGATATTAGATCCAAATTGTTTAACGTTGTTTTTCTCAAACTCCCATAGAGCTAATGAATCTTCTTTACTTTGTCTTTCCATATTCTTTCATTACTTTAATAAAACATCCAGCAACCCAACCAACTAAGTAAGCATATCCTTCATTGCCACCAGTTGAAAAATCTTCATTATTCATACCTGTAATTTCAAAGTAATAGTCAGAAATGTGAACAGATTCATGGGCTATGTTAGCACTATCTACTAACTCTGGCTTATATATTATACACAGTATTCCAGTAAAATAGTTAAAGTTTTGAATAACAGGTCTACATTCAGCTACTACATCATCATGATAAGCATTGGTCATTGCATCTTGAGCATTTTCTAGTATCTTATTGAATTCTGGAGTAATCTCTAATATAGAGAACTTCTTGCATAGAAACTGTATATCTTCCTCACTCTCTACTATAGCTATCCAAAGTGTTCTAGGATACATATTATTAAACTTTCTTAGTATCATATTCTTAATAGTCTACTGTCACTAATTGCTATATACATCTGTATATTGTTAAGTAATACAGGATCAAAGTAAATAGAATCTAACCAGTGAATCTTATAATTAGGCGTTAAGCATTCTTCAATAAACTGTCTCATTTTGTTTCTTTGTATCTCTTTTTTAATTTAAGTTTAAATAAGTAAGCAAACATAATATCTTTAGTATCTTCATCATTTGACATTACTTCTTTAGCAAACTTAAATGGACTATTACATATTACTTCTATAACAGGATAAGGTAAATTATATTTGTTTGCCAGACTTGAGTAAATTGATATCTTTTTTTGCTGTTGCATTTATATAATATTCACTAGTTTCTAACTCTGTTAAAGATTCTCTGATAGTATTAGGTCTAATAGAATTTATTATTACTATGATATCATCTTCATCCAAGTCACGATTTCTGTATAGTATATCAGATAATTTCTTGATTTCTTTATTAGAGTAAGGTTTCTTTGGAACGAAAGAAGTTAATTTTAAATTAGAACGTAAGTTAAAAAGATGTCGGAAATATCGTACTAACCTATTACTTCTATTCTCTACATGTACTATATGCCCATTATCAAAGATCATATAGAAATGTTTATTATTTATTTTATTATTCATTTACTCTTAGTATTAATGTTATTTGCACCCTATCTTTTATTATCTCTGGAATTAGTATCTTATTAACTACTAATTCATCTTCTGCTTTTCCCTGTACCAAAAGACCCTCTTTCTTGAACTTACTTATATATCTACTTAAGTTATCTGGAGTAATACCCATAGTACTTTTAATCATTCTACGATTATCAGTATTGGCTACATTTTTACTTACTCCAGGTATTGGAGTAAAGTTCACATCTAATTCAACGAACTTAGTAAGTAACTCCAATTCCCTATTTGTAAGTTGTAGTATACCATTTAAAGCGTTAAGGTATTCATAGTAAAGATTGCCTTTATTAACAGTCTTTACTAATTTATTCATCTAACAAATCTTTAATACTATTGAGAACTTTATTTAAATTGTGGTATACAGTTTCTGCTTCTACTTTAACACATTGCTGCACATTACCTTCATTATAATCCTTCATTAGTTCATTATAATCTTTAGTATATGTATCAATCAAAGTATTAACATATTCTTTTACTTTCTCTAACTTATCACAACAGCATTCACATTCGTCCTCATTATCATTTTCTTCTGCTTCTTCACTGTACCAAATTACATAATCTTTGTTAGCTAATTCTTCCATAGTAGAAGAATCAAATGCCATTGAAGTATAAGTTTCTGTATCTGATATTACTTCAGATTTCTGAAGTTCCCACAAGTTTAAATCTTCAACTTTAGTAAACACATCACCTTTTTCAGCGAAGCTAAAATCCTTAATTACTTTGTATCCTTCCATATGTCTAACTTTTTATTTAATATCTTTTGTTTAAATTCTTGTATCTTATTAAAGTTTTGTTTGCATTCTTCGTAACCATCCATTCTACCTTGGTCATAACCTTCTTTCTTTCCTTGACGATAAGTAAGAGTACCAAAGCCAATAACACTTACAAGTATTATTATTATTGTTCCCATAATGCCCTTAAAACGTATTAACACAATAAGTGTTTAAAATATTTAACATTTGTTAATATTTAGTAAAGTAATAGCAAAAAGAATGCCCTGCTTTGATGGCAGGGCAGCGACTTAATACTCTAAAATAAAACATTCAATTCATGAATGATAGTTTATTTAACGACTTTAGCTACAACGTCGTATGGTTTAACTAATTGTGAGTCTTTAAATAGATCAAAGTCTTTAGCAAATTTCTTAGGGTATACTATAGTATCACCAACCTTAATGGTACTATCAGTACCGATTGGAATAGATAGAACAATACCTTTTGCAAAATCTGATTCAACTTCTTTAGTATGAGTTTTTACTTCATACTTATTAAAACCTTCTTCATCCTTTTCCCCAGTAGGGATTTGTTCAGTATACTCTTTAGTAACCATAATAGGAGTTAAGGGTTTTACTAAAATATCTTTTTCAAAACTATATTCCAATCCGTTTACCACTGTTTCTAGTACTTTATCTTCCATAATATTTACTTTATAATATCTATTAACGCAGTAAGTAAAGTAAGGTTACTCATCTATGTGATTAAATTTACGCTTAAAAATATATCCTTTATGGCAGATGTCCATTCTATCTTTAAAGTTAGCGCAGTTCATATTATTAACAAACGCACAACCTACACAACAACCTTTACTAAGTTCAGGAGTAGCTATATAAGTTTTATTCCTGAAAACATACTCAATTCTATCTGCTTTTTTTTGTTCGTTCTTTTCCATAGTAATACCGTTTTAGGGGCTACCTTTTTTATTCAACGACCGCCAGAAAGGTAGCTAAACTGAGCCTACTTACGATTAGGATTCCCTGGTGCGCTTCTATCTAGGATAACTTTTTAAGCGTGGAACGTACTACGATCCCGTGTACTTAGGGCACATTACTTTGTTAATTTATTTAGTATGATATAAGCTAGACATCCTAACATACCTACTAAACATAGTGCAGTAAATTCTGTCATTTAACTGTATTTATTTCTTTCTTAAACTGTTTATATAAATCTTCAGAGAAAGTATATTCTATTTGTCCTGGTAAAGTAAAGGATCTATAATTATCATTTAATTTATAGTTCTTACTTATCTTACTTAAGTAAAGGCAATTAGAATACTGCTAATCTCTTTGTCTTATGAAATAGTAATTCATGCTTCTGTTATTATAAATCCATACAACCTCATTAGATTCTACTAAGTAGAAGAACTTAGTTTATATACTTCATTTGCAATAAAGTTTATATCATCATTTGAGTACATATTGTTAATAATAAGTTAATAGTAATTCTAAAGTAATGGGACTTACATCATCTACTTTAGTTAATTCTTCTAATATGTCTTCTGTATTCATACTGTATTTAACTGTATCTACTGTATACAGTAACGTATATTTAACTATATTGGTTATTATTATTAACATTTATTATGAATATTTATTTAAGTTTAATAGCTATTTTTTAACATTATTTAAAATAAAAATATATAAAAAATTTTTTTGGTGAAGAAATCTGCGTGTGGGAAGCTGTACAAAATCAAGCCCCCTCTCTCTTTAATCGGGGGAAAGACCCCGTAGTAGTAACATTAATAAGTAAAAGTATGGCTAAATCAGATTTCAACAACTCAGTGTTTGTAATAAAAGTGTATGAACACACTACTCCTTTTATCTCTTCTTATTAATATATAGCGCAAATTATAAACCCATAAATATCAGCAACTATGAAAGTAAAAGTAGACTATGACAGAAGTGAAATCGTTGAATTTCAATCTGATGCAGACAAAGGACACAATTATTTAAGATTAATATTTGTGCCTGAAAAAATGTCATTGTTAGAAAGAGCAGCAAAAGGACGTTCATCAGAATATCAAATGAACTTCTATCCTCAGAGAGATAACGAAGGTACAATAAACCAAGAGTTTGAAGATGCTATCATTGATGCGTTTAACAACAAAGAAATCGACAAAGAACCTGTTTATGTAGACAGAGTAAGTGTAGAGATTGCACCAGTTGTTATGACTTATCAAACAGATAGTAGAAGAGGAAACTATTCTAAAGGTGATGTAATCATGGAAGGTAACAACGCTAGAATTTACACAAGCATCCAACTTACTTGCTTGATGAAAATTGTAAAAGGCGAAGAAGTACCAATGATGAGTGAAAACGAGCTTAAAACTCGTGCAAATGCTATCAGAGCATATCGTATTGCTGAAGGTCAATGGTATGATGCTGAAGAATATTTAGCAAATACAAATGACGAAACAGAAGAGGAAGAACAACCTGACATCATAAATGATGAACCAGAACAACCAAAACAACAACCTCAGAATCGTCAACCAAACAGACCTGTAAGAAAATAATAAAGGAGCAGTGCAAAAGCACTGCCCTTTTTAAAAAGAAGCAACAAAACCAGATAATGACATAATCAATATATTTTATTTATAAAATACTTTACATCATGAAAATTCTAGCTAAAATAATCAAAACAAGTGCAGCAATTGCAGCATTATCGGCAATAGCAGCAATTATAACAGGTATAGTATTTGAAAGCGTAAAACTAACAAGTTATTTTCTTGGAATATTCATAGCACTCAGTCTAATCAATCTAAATATCTACATAATATTAGGTATATTAGGTAAAGACACTAAAGACTTAGAAAATTAAGAACATATCTATGATAAAATTTATAAATAATATAACACAAATTATAATATTATTAGGATGTTGTGCTATATCAATATTTATATTATTTGTATTAATTACGTTTATCAAAAATGTAGACGATTTTGCAGCAATAACAAATATGTATGACTATATACGTATGCAAAATATAACGATAAAGGCAGATATATCTATGTGTAAACTTTGTTTCTTAAATGCTAATAATTATTTGAATGTTTTAAAGTATATAAAACATAATAAAAACAAATTCCCATTAAAATCAACATTATGAAAACAAGAAAACACTTTATCAGAAAGTATGAACTCTTAGCAAGATGTATTCAAACTAACTTAGAGTTATTTATACTACAATAGTAATGCAGCCATAGACAGTGGCAAGCCTGTAAATGCAGAGCCAACTACATGTAGTATTAGTATCATTGTAGTGTGTGGTACAAACGTGTAAGCACTATCTAAACTCAGTATGAAGGAGTTTTCACTATTTTAGATTTGAAAAATAGTTCTGAGCATCTGTCACTAGATGAACAAAGAGTGACAACGTAACTATGCGTAAATAGTAGGGGACAGCATTAGCTGTCCTCTTTATATGTTTAATCAATAAACTAAAAAAGATATGACATTAGAACAATTTCAAAATCTTAAAATCGGCGACATAGTAGTAGCTAAATTAGTTAACTCAAAACAAAGTCGTGTTAACCCTGTTACTAATATTGACAGAGGAAATCTAAAACTACACATCGGTAAGAGCGGAAAATGGCGTAGCTATTTGCAATTTGAAGTATTAACTGCGGATTACGTAGTTAAATGGATCAAACGAAGAATAGATAGTAAATCATCTCCTCATTTTACTATTGAAATTAAGAGTGATACTGAAGTAACATTTAAAGTTCATAAAAAGGTACAATTCAATCAATGAAAAAACTAACAAAGAAACAAAAAGCTAGAAAGCAAATATTATTTAATATGCCATATCTATTACTTACTTTTCTTATTAAAGAAAGAGTATTAGATAGATTTCTAGATAATACTAGTAAATATGCAATCGTTCATAGTATAAATCTATCATGTCTTTATACAAAATTAAGGGATCCTTATGCAGCAATCGAATGTACATTTGTATGGGATTGTACAAAAGAAGGATATGATTTTTGGAAAGGACTTAATGATAAATATAAAAGTATATGGGAAATGAGCGATTCTGGCGCATTGTTATTACTATCGAATTATTAGTATACTTATTAGTATTATTAACAATGGTAACAACACTGGTATTTATAGCAAATAGTATTTAATCAATAAATAATTATTATGCAAAAGTTAATGTATTTTTTATTTGGACTCATAACTGCATTATTTGCAGCTGTGATGATTATTGAACATCAAGGAATATATTTCTTTGATGAAGAAGTGTACGGACTGTTATATACCGATTATTGGAATTATTGGTATTACTCTAAAGTAGTGATAATCGCACTATTTATATTCTGCGTATTATCTTTTGTATATACACTTGGTAGTGGATATAAAGATAAAGACGATGGATACAAAGAAATCAAACCAAGCTGATTTAGCAGATATATGGTGGGATAAGTTTGAAAATTGGTATGAAACACATCCAGTTACAAGAGTATTAATTGTAATAGATGCAATATTGATAGCATTTATATACTTAGTATTAACTTAAAAACATTTATCAAAAATGAAAAACAAATATGTACTTTGGCTAATCGCAGCAATAGTAGCATTAGCAATTTTTATCAGTTGTGCAAGACCTCGTAGTCCTAAAGAAAAACAAATCCCTGAAACGGACACAATTGAACAAGTAGTAGCACCAACAGTACAAGAAGTGCTACAATGGCGTGAAAGTATGAGATTAGACAAGTATGTAGATAGTGTATTCTTGGTTATGCCAGAACAAGTACTAACTCAAATACTTGTAACTAAAGGTACAGATTTATCAAATCATGAAATTGTTTCTATTTATATTAGTAACAAAGACTTTTATGATAAATTAATAAAGAGGAGTATGGATATACAAAAAGAATATATACCAGATAGTATGCCAAGGTCCTCATTACCACAACTTAATAGTGACTCAATTCATGAAGCCGTTAACTATTAAATTAAACAAGGTTACTTCAGTCTGTGAAGATAGAAGTAATCGTTTTTACTGTGAGAATCAGTGACAAACATGTGGGGCTTATATCTTAGATGTCCACCTAACTCATGCTGTAGTTAGACAAGGCAACCATCGAGTATTAGTGCAGACGTTAAAACCATGTACTCCAATAAGATTAGTTTGACAGCTATATCTGCTTATGAGTTAAAACTAAGTGAGAGTCATTTTAATTAGTATTTCAATTAAGCTGTATTAGTGTAGAAGTTACACAACGATGTGAATCGTCAAGCCTGCAATATACTGCAATATATTGTATAAACTATTACATGCCTTCTTTATTTACTGTAAGCGTACAGTAGAAAATGTGTGTTAATATATAATTAAGATTGATAAAACCATCTAGTTGCAGCTAGACGTCCTCAAAATATTGTATAATTAAAACTATTAAATATGAAAGAATGAATATTTTTAAGAAAATCAAACTGAAAATCAGTAGTTACAGAAGGCTAAAAGCCTATCATAGTAACATCAAACGACTTGCTGAATTAGAATTATTAGATAATCCTAAACGGCAGAAAGAAGTTGCATTACATTCACAATGTTTAATTCATGGGCACAAATGGAAAAATGAGCCTAATAACAATGAATTAAATATTCCTATTACTAAAAGAACTTACTGTGAAAGATGTGGTAAGTACTATAGTCAAGAAATTTATAAACAACTTTAAATTCATATCAAATGAAATCTTTAAACTTTGTAATTATTGGAATTCCTGCATCAATCGATCAGGAAAGTATTGTAACAGCAGTAGCTCTTATGGCTAAGAAACTTGGTTTATCAGAAGTACATACAGAAATACTTGAAACAAGTAAGTTTGTAACTAGCTCTTCAAATAAACAAATGATTGAGGCTGTATTAAAAGACGTTATTACTGTGTGTACAGCAGCTGGTCTAATGAATATCGCTGCAATTAATGCCAATTTTTGGAAATTAATTGAAAATGGTAAGTTAACTAGACCACAAATTGAAATGATGCTGGATGAAAAAGAAGTTACAATTGAGTATCTCAACAAAAAGGGATGTGCTTATATCTTTGATCTTTTAGTACAAGCAATTAGAATATTATAATTATGGGAAAGACCTATAAAGAATCTCATTTTCCAGGTTCTAAGCAATCAGGAAAAGCAGCTGAATATCAGTCTAAAAAGAGAGTTAGACATTCTAAAATGCAACCGTATAAAAGGGAAAGAGCTATTGTTTAACTAAGAATTACTAATTAAGTAGTTATGATAGAATCCAATCAACACAGAAGGTTATAACGCCAGACCCCTAAAGGTGATTAATACCTACAGACTATACAACGGTCAACCTTATTTAAGGTCAGGAGAAGGAAAAGGGCTAGCTATCAAATAAGGCGTACGAATAGATAGTATAACTTTCTATTTCTTTATTATTATGTGGACAAAAGAAGAACTAGAAAAGAAAACAAAAGAAGAACTAGTAAACATTATTATTAAAATGCAGATAGATATTCGAGAAGAAAGAGATGAAATCTATCGCAGACGTTTATTAGATACTTTTTAAAAATTATTCATTCACTTAAATAAATCAATTATTAACAATTAAAATCAAAAGAATTATGAAAAATTTTATGAACTTTGTAGGAATTATGTTAGGTGCAGTAATGTTGTGTGACAAAGCAACTGATGAAAATTACAACTTTGAAGCTGGTATGAAAAAACAAGAAGAAAAAGACGGTAAAGTTGAAGCATCAGCAGTTACTGAAGCAAAGAAACAGATCCAACAAGAACAACTTGAACGTGAATCTCGTGAAGTAAAACGTAGAATTCAGGATTGTGAAAAAGCTGTTTCTAGAGCAGAAAGATACGGACGTTTTGCATCAAAACACAAGAACGTTATGAAAGACTTTTCTGAAGGACTGAAGAAAGCTCAAGCTGAATTTGAATCTACAGGTGATTACAAAGCTTGGGACAAAAAGTATTCAGAACTTACAGACAAGAAAGTTGACGCTATCGCAAAAGCGAAAGAAGAAATCTTTGGTTCAAGATACGAAAATATCTATCTTTAATCAACATCCAAATTCTAAATGCTTTTATGCTAAATAGAATAAATGTGAACCCTGCAAACTATATAAGTCGCATTGTCGCATTGAGGAGTTCGGGGCAACATGAACTGAATTGACAGTTCTATTCAATGCTTTTATGCTAGTAATAGGATATTATGCCTACTGATCATGTGCTATAAATAGATCGTTCTTTATTTAAATGCTTTTATGCTAACAAATAGAGGATAGTCTCATAGACGAAAAACAGTAAGTATATCAAAATACATATACATATAGTACTTTTATGTCTATATTTCAATCGAGTCTCTAGCTTGCTAGATGAGCACTTGGTATAATATGTATTCTGTCAAAGACTATAAATTCTAAAGTAATAGCAGCTTTATGCTATTATATACTAGATTTAATGCTTTTATGCTCATAATCAACAGTATATACTATTACTTTAGAATTACATACTAAGTATAGAGAGTTTGATCGCTCTCTATACTACTAAAAGAGTATATTGCACTATTATATCAACCCAATGATATATGAAAACTCGTGTATGATGTATATCTCTCTAATTGAGGCGTTATCCGGTCTGCTAGGATATGAAGGCGCAGAGGTGTGCAAAACTCTTTATATTTACAACTTAAAATTATTTATCATGAGCTATATTGCAGCAGATATGTGGGGTGAACATCTATTCTATAATAAACCTGTTAGATATGTTCATGAAACAACAAAAAGAAGTTGGTGGATAGATCCAAAACATAATAATTCTATTAGTGTACCAATAGGTACGGCTAAACTATTTAATGATGCGGGATTCTTATATACTCATTATGTACCATTTGATAAAAGAAATATGTGTTTTGGAGATAATCCTATAGAAATAAAAGTATATTGACTGTTAGGTCATTGGATGAATCGTTTGGACACGGGTTTGTGAAATTCGGACCCCTTAGATAGAAATATCTATTGAATAATCGGATGAATTCAGGGAAAACTAAATAAAAAATGCTCAGAAATAACATTTTTTACATGTCAATCCTGAGCTAAGCTTAGAGTACACTCTAAGAAAGTGCAGAGACTACTGGAGGAATACAGTTTCCTTAATAACCAGCAAGAGCGTCCGACACCTTAAGCAGCAACGCAAGGTGATGATATAGTCCCTTCTGAATAGAAATGTTCAGCAATATATTTACACATTAACCGTGTATCTGAAATTGTAAACATTAAGACGACTCCCGTATGCTCCACAAAAGGTTTCCAGAGTAATGTTGCCTTAAAACGATGCTTAGTTTGATAGTAGAGCTTAAAACTATATATGGTGAAGGAACATCACATGAAAATGACTTAATATTAGGTAGCTCCAACCGAATCTCTAGTTTAAAGAAAAACGAAGATTATGCCTGAAAATTGCTACGGCAACGAATATATGGAAGGAGAATGGGGCATTATGGTTTTGACAGCGAGGATGAAAATGAATAGGTCAATAACGTCAGAAATGACAAATCTTTTGTAACAGACTATACTCGTATCGCAGCGTGATACGATAAGTCAACGGCTAAGCTAATGTCGTAAAAAGCAGGTTACGGATCGTGCAAATGGATAGACACAGGTAGACAATACTGAAGAGTGCGGGTTCGAGTCCCGCTCCGTAAACAAATATATTAAATTTTAGAGTATGAAAATAGATTATAACAAAACAGCAATCATTCCTTTAGATTATAGTAAAGGAAGTAAAGGTTTGTGACTAGCAGTTAAAAAGAATAATAAATATATTCTGAGATTACTAGCTATATTTGAAACAGCTCTCATTGAACAAATCAAAATAAGCAACAGAGATTTGTTTGATTATAATGTATTTTACAATCTGAAAGAAGCATTATTAGATTATGATTTTACTTTAACTAAAAAGAATTATAATCAATTAGACGCTTTAGCTTCAATAAACGAAAAGAAACATTATGAACAATACTTAAAAACATTTTGCAGATGAAAAAAGACTTTAAATTAATTAAAGGCAAGTAGAAGGGACTTATCTCTTATGCTTTTAGCAGGTATGATTACTAATCTAAAACATATTAAATACTTTGTCAAGGATACAGAAGTAATAATAAGAATAGATACTCTATTGACAGCTATAGAAAGACTTCAGTCTTCAATTAAAGAAACTACTTATGAATCGTGGTCGGCATAAAAAGGGTAAAGAAAAAGAATTCAATACTCAAGCAGAAATCTTAGATACTATACAGAAAGAGCTTCGTGTATTATTATCAATATGTAACGATCAATCATTCCATAGTATGACTGATTATTATGCAAAAGCATGGATTAGTAGTAATAATGGAAGAGACTATTATAGAATAGTCTCGTGGTATATTTGTAGTACATATTATCTTAATAATTTTATAAGTAAAGTTAAAATAACATTTGATGAAGTAACTATTAAAAATAATATTTATACAATTAAGTTTGAATTTGGACATAATACAAAAATATTTAAATATAAACATGGATAAAAAAGGCTTAAGAGGTTTTATTAGGAATAGATTGCCTAAGACTTGGGAAATTGTTCTTACAAGAGAACGTAAACTTACTGCGTTCATTGAGTATGTATATGAAGCAACTCCATCAGTAATGAAGGGAGGTAGAGGTTGGCGACGTGGTGTACATAACATTTCAGTCGGATTCAATAGATGCAAAATCTATGAAATGTTTCAAGCTGAAAAGAGTAAAGAAGGCTTGATATATTGGGTAGGCATCTATAATAAAATTAAAGATCTTGAACATCAAATGAATTAACATGGAAATTGTTCAATATGTTCGCTGGACTGAACCAGGAGAGCGAGAAAGACTACAGGAAGTAATGCAGCAATGCAGTGGAGAAATGGAATTTAGAAAGAAAGTAGCTTCTGAATTCAACATTAGTCCAATGGATGCAGCAGTTGTAGTAAAAAGATTCAAAAACGAATTTATCAAAATACTTAAAACAAAAGGATTATGTTAAAAGCAGGTATGTGGATCGCACAAGGTCCAGAAACTAATGTATTGCTCCTTTTAAGCGGAGTAGAACCATTATTAGAAGTAGTAGGTGCAATTGATCTTAATTACTTTAAACAGAATGGTAAAGCTAAAGATCTTACTAAAGACAGTCCTGAAGTAGTAGATATTATGATGTATCCTGAAAAGTATACATTTGCATTACCATCTATTACTGAAGTAGTTGATAATGTAGGTATTGGTGATTTACAGACTCTAGAAGGCTTAGGAGAAGATTCTAGAAAAGATAAAATCATCGAAGAAGGTATTGCTTACTATAAATCAACTTTACCATTATATGGTATAGAACAAACTAAAGTAAGAACTAGACTGCATTTAAAGAAGAAATACAGCCTAAAAATGTCTCAAGCTAACTATGTATTCACTGTAATTTGTAAAGCACTAAACAGAGAACCATAATGAGCGATTTTAAGAGACTTATTGAAGCACTCAATGCTGAATTAGAGGAACCTTATAGGTTTACTTTAGACAAGATTATATCTTCTGCAAATTTTGATACTAAAGTATTAGGATATGCAGATAGTGTATTGGATGATTGGGCAAATATACCACCTAATTTAAAATCTAAGATAGTTACTAGTAACACTTGCCTAAGTATCAATAAGTGGATAAATAGAAGACTGTGGATGGATATTCTTAATAATCTGTTAGAAGATAAAATATTAAGTCTTCAGACTAGATTAGTAAGAGTAAGGATTGCTATTAATATGTCATTGAAAATGGCATATCCTCTCAATGAAGAAGAGAAAGAAGAATGGAGAGAACATATCTCAGATGTATTCTATAAAAGATGTCTAGCAGTAAATAATTATTATTGCAAAGAAATTATAAAACTTCCCTTCTGAATTTAAGGATTGTAGTTATTGGGTTAACTACAATCCACTAAAATTTAGCTATATGACACAAGAAATAATAGATCTAGTAGAGCAAGCTAAACAAGGTTCTCAGAAAGCATTTAGTAAATTATACTATAAGTATAAAATTGATATTTGGTACACTATTATGGGTGTAGTTAAGAATACAGACGTTGCTGATGATTTAACATCAGTAGTATTTACTAAAGCTTATGAGAAATTATCTATGTATACTCAACATATTTCATTTAATATGTGGTTAAAAACTATTGCTGTTAATGCATCAATAGACTATATACGTAGAAACAAAAAAGAGCAATTAAATAACTATGTTGATGAGGATGAAAATCCAATTCAACTATCTGCTTTAGAGAGAAGTCCTGAAGAAGATTTAATTCTAAAGGAAAAATTAGATATAGTCTTACAAGCTATACCTACTCTTAAGAAGAAATATAGAGATTTAATTAATGCTCGTATAGATGGTATGTCTTATAAAGAGATAGCCAGTAAGCTTGCAATGAATGAATTAGCTGTAAAAGGTGATTTAAACAAAGCAAGACAAAAACTTAAACAGAAAACAGATTATTAACAAATACTTTCAACAATATGACTAGTTTTTGTTTACTCCTTTTAGGAGCATTAGCATCTTTTATCATTTCTAGAATGTGTAAAAGTGCTAGTTTGTACGTATTCTTAGTATGCGTACTTTTACTAGGCTTTGTTGTAGGTACTGGAGTAAAAAAGGTAGTTGCAAATACCTCAGATACTCCCTCTCAAGAGTTAGTTGTTACTATGGCTCCTAATCCCACATCTCAAGGTTCTACTGCTTTTGTAGGGACAGTAGATAACCAATCTTACGAAATGGGTCAGGAAGATGGAGGTGAGACGTTAGTAACAACTGATAGAGAAGATATACCTACCATGCCTAATAATGCAGAGATAGAAGATGACAGTTGACTGCACTTAATTTCATAATTTAAGTGTATTAATTGTTAAGTTATTAATTTATTTAAAACATAATCAATATGGCAAAAAGAAATAAAGGTGGAAAGACTCCAAGTGCAAAAGCAGCAAGAAACTTAGAAGCTTTGAAAAAAGCTAAAGAAGCAGTAGAAGCTTCAGCTAAAGTAGAAACAACAAAAGTAGAAGATTCTAAACCAGAAGAAAAGAAGCCTGAAGAAAAACCAGCTGAACAAAAGAAAGGCGGTGTTTATCAGACTCCAATGGGTAAATCAGCATATGAAACTCATATGTTGTGCACAAAATCACCGTATATGAGTCTACTTTCTCTTAAGATTGAGAAAGACAGTAAAGGCATTGAAAATATCAAAGCCGAGTGGAAGAACAATGAAACTAGTGAAACTACTAGTGTTCTCTTCCCAGTATCTAATGTAAAGGAGGGAGACGGAATTGACGTCAAACGGATTAAGGAAGGAATTAAGAATCCTATTCCTGCTGAAGTTCCTGAAACTAAGCCAGTTGAGGAGCCAAAGAAGGAAGATCCTAAATCTACACCTACTGAAAAGAAACCTAAACAGCAGAAGCCAAAGAAGGAAAAAATAGAAGAAGTAGAAGCTGAAGAAATTGACATCAACAGTGCTCCAACTATTAAACCAGCAGCAGCTCCTGCGCCCAATATCGTAACTCAAAACAGTGACAGAATTGATGCAAATCACTCAGTAGATTTGATGAATGCAATTCTGAAACGCCGTGAAGAGATTAAAGACGATCGGGCAATGTATCAAGCAACAGGAAAACAGGCAGACCTTATGATGTTTGTATTAATTCAGAAATGGAACGACCAGTTCAAGAATGATGCAAAAGAACAAGGTTTTATTGTGAACGAAGAAATGTTTGCATATTTGAATGAAACAGCTTCTTTGTTCCTCGGTGTTAATTTGCTTCCTAGCAAAACATCTGATGGACAGCTTGAGATTAACTTCAAAGATGCTGTCGCAAAGACAAATCCTGAAATGCAGAAAGCTTTAGAACAAGATGCTAAAGTTCCGCAAACTCAGGAAATGCCAAAACCCGAAGAATGTGTTACCGATGAACAGAAAGTAGCAGCAATGTGTACTATTATGAACATGCGGCACAAGCAGAAATCAGGAGGTATAGGTAAGAACGTAGCAAATATGATTGAATTTGCACGAGAAGCCTATAAGCTTGATAAAAATGCAGAACCAGCACAAGTATTAGCAACTGTATTGCTTAAGATGAAAGAAGCAGGACGGAATGCTACATTGCTTGAAGGTTGTGCAAATGCTATTTGGGGTAATTTAACTGGTAATTTGTCAGTTTTAGCATCTCACGCTTGGCTTAAGAATCAATTAACAACATACAACGATGCGCAAGTTGCTAATGTTGTGAAAGTATTCTTAGCTAAGAAGATTACTGATGAAACTGCAAAAAACAATAATTACGAAGAAGAAGCAAAACGGTATTCTCAATTAATTAGTGGAACTAATGACGATCTGATCAATCGTATTATTACTTCCGCTAATAATGAAGGTAAAGATGAAGACAAACTTGTATATCCGGAAATCAAGGGTCTGAATCTTAAAGGTAAACACATTTCAGCAATAAAGACTGTAAACAATCTACGGATTGCTTATGGAGCAGAAATGAATGACAAGATGTTGAAACAAGTAATGCAGAAAGTATCTGGCTTGTATACATCAACTTCTTTAAATCCTCTTACTTTCTATATTGAGAAATCTGCATATGCTACTAAAAAGTAACAATTAACGCATTATCAAAATGAGTAAAAAACCAACAGTTTTGTTTACGCTAGCAATGCTGGCTTTCGGTGGATATATAGGATTCGTAACTAACTATACAAACACTGCCACCGCACATGAGTATGTGATTCCGAAGTTCACAGATGTACCTCGGACAAAAGACTTTAATATTGATATTAATTTGAACAATAACGCTATAAAATTAAATGGACAAAGCAACCCAGAACAAAATATCAATGTTGAAATCAAAAAGAAAGACAGTATCATCTATTTAACTTCTATTGTAGAGAAGGAAGTACCTAAATACATTAAGGTAAGAGAACTGCCATCAGTTAAAGAGAATAAAACCACTTGTACGGATATTCTCCAAAGACTGAAACAACAACAATCAGAGAAGATGAATCTGAGTCGCAACTAGAACAGCCAATGCGATTATAGAGCTATAATGGTGTATATCCAGAGATATCTAAATCAAAGGATTAGAAAGTAAATGGTTAGATTACTTTCTTAAAATTAAGATAGTACAGAATATTAGTAGGAATAGAGTATAGCTACAACTATAGGCTATTACTGAAAGTATAATAACTTATTGTGTTTATATACTATCTATAAACTGAAGAGGCAATAAGATAGAGGGAGAGCGTGTACAACCCTCTTGTTTTTGGTGAGAACCGACTGGAGACAGAAACAGAAGACGCAATTAGTAGAGAGCAGTCTACAAAATTAAACAGTACAAGGGGAACGAAATCCTCTTAAGTTACTCGCAGACTTATCATAGTTTGAATCAAGAAGGAGTAATAAACACGATGATGCCCAACAAATCGTAGTGTCCAAGACTACGTGCTGAACATTATCGAGCATATAACGCTCTAGGGTAGCTCCAAACTCCCCTTTATGGCATAGACCATATAAAAATGTCAGTATAGTGTTCTATACTTATCTAAACAGCTATATTGTAACTTAATAAGTTTAGAGATAGTATGTATGAAGGTACTTAATTATAATATTATAGCACTACTTATTGAAAAAATATTGATAGATTACCTGGATTAGGCGTAAAGCCTATGCACAATGTTATGTTAATCAGTACATAGCTAATCCTAAGCTTGTATTACTATACACTCCAGTATAGAGGGATAGAGTGACAAAGTGAGTAGTAGATTGTGTGCCTATTGGCTGAGTAGCAATGATCCAATATTAATAAATAAGGAATCCTGCAACGGACCTCTTTAGGAAATAAGGAGTATGTGAGTTCAAGTAATATTATAATAAACTCAGTTGTTATCTTATCTGAGTATAAACCTAGAGTGCTTTGCAACAGGAACATAAAGATAACTAGCGGATGAAGTGCGCAATAACACTATTTCAATACTAAGCGGAAGACATAAAGCTTAGAAGTACTAAATAATTTTATCCAGAAGCATAACTGGAGTTTTATCAAATTTGCACAAGGTGAGATACTCTATCCTTAAGAGTATATGTGAAAGTGAGCATCGCCCTACTCCCAGGTTGAAGAGAAGCAGACACATTAAGAGACGGACACGAAGCAGACCGGAGAAAAATCTGTGCATTGCACTAAATAGTAGTCTTAACGGGAAGTGACAGAATGTAAATCTATTTAGGAAGTCTCTATTTACGAGAGAATAAACATGTTTAACTTAACTAATGAGGAAGTTCAATGGTAGGTTTTAGGACGAGTAGTGATAAGAAGACGAAAGTAAATCCGAGCCACCCTCGACTGTACAATATAATTGCTGACATTTGAAACATTTAAAGTATATTGCGCAACAATATATGTAAAGTGACGCTGATTCCTTACATTAAAGGATGATAGGTGGAAATCTTAAAGTTATGTGCAGAATAAGAACAAAGTCGTAAGTACACGCAGCCTTAGAATAAACTATTAGGCTATAGAGTGGGTGTTTTGAAACATAAACAGCTCAAAATAAAATTCGGTAGAAGTATTACCGATAGTGAAGTAACAGTTGTAGGTTATGAATCATATACAGTACTCCTTACTATAATAGGAAAAAGAGCACGTTATAGTTGCTGTTAGGCTCTTTAAACAATCAGAAACTAGCATAGCATTCGATTTTCAGATAATTTCAGTTATAATGTTATTTGATGGGTATAAATCTCCTATCGTTGGAGTCCCGTTGTACCTCTTTAGGTATTAACTAGCATAGCATTCGATTTTCAGATGTCGAATTACATATCTTTTCATAGTTTAGTATTAATAATTTTATGAAGAACGGCTGACTCATCTGTCTCATGAGTAAAGTCCTACGGGGAATGCCGAGTGAAGTAATAACATCACGTTCTAGTAGTAATATTAATAATATAAAGACTTATCTTATAGTTTTCAGATTACTTATCAAATCTTAGCAGAATTTCGTTATAGAGTTTTACTGTTTGAATACAAGAAGTGGTTTTTAAGTTTTTAACAAACGAATAGATATTAGACGCTATTCCACTTAGATAAAAGAACTCTATAGCTTACTTTTAAATAAACTTAGTATTAACTTACTCCGTAGGTGGAATCAACCACGGAATCAAGAAAGGAGAAATTATGGAAACAACAAAATATGAAAGCGTGTTCAAAAATCCAGAAGGTTTTACTCAGCAAGAAATCACACAGTTACGTACTAAAGTAATTGCATTTAGCCGGGCTTTAGTTGGTCGGCGGTTGGCAATCCCCGTAAGTGATAATTTAGATTTGAATTACAAGAAGAAACTAGCTGGTGATATGCCGGGTCTTGTACTTGCAAATCCGATGAAGAAGTATATGATTGAAACTGTTGATTTGTTCAACGTAGATATCGTGCGGACTGCAAATGGTAAGATTGTTATTATGTTTAATAATGACGAAAAGTTGCAGTTTGATTTACGGGCAGATGTAGATATCGTATTGAAAGCTGGTCCGAAAGATGTTCAAGATGCTATCTTGAAGTTTGAAGCAACTGGAGAACGGTCTCCGTTCTGGAATGTTAAGATGGTAACAGAAGTTGTCACTCAGTTGAATCAGAGTAATTTGACTGATCTTAACAATTTTATTGATGAATTGGCAAATCAGGGAGCTTCTCTGGAACAAATCAATAAGATTACTAAGGACGACACTACTGCTTACTACAAGAGCATTGACGAGTAATTAATCTTAAGTACATAAAGCTATGGCAACAAATAAAAAGCCAATAGATTCATATCACTTGCAGATGTTACAGCTAATTATGTCTGATCCTCGTATTCAAAATAATTTGCGAATGGATGGGAGCAAAACAATTAAAGTTGGATATGATGGAACAGTATTAATAGGACGCCACAAATATGGTTGGGTAAATAAGTGGTTTAATTCCTATTATGTAATAGACTTTTTTAGTTTAGTACAAAGAATAGCTTTTATCATCACAGGTGTAGAAAGTAATAATTGCGATAAGTCAGGTTTGGTTGGGTTTCTGACAGAAGCAATTGATAAAGTACTTAAGAAAGATGAAAAAGAAAAAGTAATCGAGTTATTATTGTATTATTGTACATTACTTGATGAAAACAGTCCATTGAAATTGACCTATGATATTACAAAAGATGACCCAGGCTTTGACAAAAATATGGGTAATAACAGCAAGCGACGCAAAATGGTTGGGGTAGCAAATGCTTGCATAGATTTTGGGTATGAAAGAATACCCGTCAGTTTACATGTTGAAGGAGATTTATAGTCGAATATATACATTTGGTTGGGTTCGTATTAAGTAGAAAATAATTGAAAATCAACATAAAATCAGTAAGAGTGTATACATTTGGTTGGGTTCGTATATACTCTTACTTACTTGCCTCTGATAATGTTACTAAGGTAACTAAGTGTTGGAAAGCCGAGAGAAGAAGAATCGGATGCCGTATCGAGATGTGACAGAGGCGCTAACTCTTTGATCTTGTCTGTCTTATTTCTTAATTTTATTGTTATTCATATCAGCGGTCTGTGAAGATAGCTGATATTTTAAGTTATTAGACTTTGATCAGTCTATTAACTACACAGGTAGACTTTCTAATATACTATGTAATTAACTAATTGTCAAATTATTAAAATCAAGTATATATGAAAGCAAATAAATTTATTGAACAGCGTGATAAACTATCAGCAGATATTACTAAGTATTGGAATATCATTTCTATTGAGAATGTAGTAAATCGTAATTATCAACGTACTTACGATTTGAAAGAACTTTATAATACAATCAAAGGTCTTACAGATGATCGAGTAATTGTTAAATTAAAGATACTATGTATCAATATGGGTATAAAGAAATTTAGTGATTTACCAGCTGATTGTAATCAATTGGATGTATTTAAACTATGTGAATTGCAAGAAATGAAAGTACATCTAAGTCGTATACGAACTTTGAATCCTGTTCTTAAATCTAAGAAAGGTAAAAAAGCTCTAAATAAGACTGAAGTTTTAACTTCAAATTGGGTTAAAGCACGAATAAAAGAACTCGATTTAGAGATTCTGAAATTAAAAGAGAAACTTACTAAGTTCAATGAAGAAACAGAATTTGATGATTCTGCTGCTCCAATGTGCTTAGCAGCTTAAAATATAATAAGGAAGCGATAGGGAGAGTACGTACGGGAAATCTTAAAATATTAACCTATTTAGCTTCCTTTAGTTTTTAATCATTAAAATCAATTGTTATGAATCAAGATACTAGAAATAAGAAAAATGCTAAATACCAGCAAAACTTACAGAAACGTTACGGATTAACTAAATCCTCAGATTATAAAGCTATGTGTAGTAAAGGAATATCTTTGTCAGAAAATATTAAACCTATGACAAAGGAATTTGTAACTACTCGTCGTCATGATAAAATAGTAAGTAGAGAAGTATATACTTATAAATGGACTCCTGAAGCTACTAATGCACGAAAGGAGTATCATGAAACTAAAAAAGGCATAGCTAGTATTCCTAAGAAACCTACACAGGTATCTGATAAAAAGGATAAAAAACAGTTATTAGAAGAACGTCCTTATTCTGGTTACCATAAAGAATTGGTACAGAATCTATATGGTAGCAATAAAGCAGAACGTATTGCTAAACAACAAGCTTATAAAGCAGCTCACGAAGAGAAAATTAAGAAAGTAGCTAAACAACTTGAAGAATTCAAGATGTCTAAGAAGCTACAGTATTTAGAACAAAGACCGTATAAAGTAGTTATAGCTACTACAAACGATAAAGAGTTTAAGACAAGCTACTCTAATCTACCTATTGAACAACTTACTGAAGTAGTTACTAAATTGAATACAAAGTTATCCGATAAATATAGTAACTATGAATCTATTACGATAGTAGATAGAGCAACTTTAGAAAAGAAATGCTTTGCTAAACATTTGCCAGAGATAAAGCAAGCAGCGTAGAGCGACAGACTTTTAGCAGGATAGTCTATAAAGAATCCTGCCTCATGGGGTATTCAGCTAGTAGGCAAGCGCAGGGTACAGGGAGGAATATTAGAGAGACTCTAATACACTATTTATAGTGCTGCAACCAATCGGCATCATGGGTTCGATTCCCATATACTCCACTAAATTTATACGCTATGAAGATAAGAGGAAAAACAGTATACGTCTATGATATTGAAGTTTTCCCAAATGTATTTCATTGCACAGCAAAGAATACTGAATTAGGAAAGTTTCATAAGTTTGAGATATCAAGCAGAAAAAATCAATTATCAGAATTAGTTGATTTTTTTCGTGTACCAAATATTAATGCACCATTAAAATTCGGAGATCTCTATACTACTGAAACTCAAATTGATTCAAATAAAATCTTTGCAGGATATAATAATTTACATTATGATAATCCTATTATTAACTATATAATAGATTATTATGATATACTTAAAAATAAACCATATCTAAGGATATGTGATAGTATTTCTAACTTAAGTAGAACTATAACTACATCTCAAGCAGATGACAACATAGAAGCATGGAAAAAATGGAAATATCAAGTATGGTATGATTCATTTGATATACTTACTATGTTATATTCACAGAAATTGCGTGTTGGATTGAAGGAAATGCAAGTAACTATGCAATATCCTAATGTTCTAGAATTCAATGGAGACTTTAATAAGTTTCTAGAAGAAGACAGAATAGAAGAGATGATTGAGTATAATGTGAATGACGTTAATTCTACTGAAAAATTATTAAATCTGTGTTCTGAAGATATAGAATTAAGAATAGCTATCGAAGATGAATATAAAGTAAGAGTATTAAGTAAAGATGGAGTAAACATTGGAATGAAAATTCTAACGCAGAAATATCTTGAAAAGACTGGTTTAACATGGTGGGATATTAAAGACTTGAGAAGCCCAGCAGATGTTATAGACCTAAACAAAGTAATATTGCCTTATATAGAATATAAAGATCCTATACTTCGTAATGTACTATCTGATATGAAAAAGCAGATAGTATCACCAGGTAGAAAAGGATACGAAAACAAATTTGTATTTAGAGGATTAAAATATTCTGTAGGAGTTGGTGGTATTCACTCTGAAAACAAACCTGAGATAATTATTCCTAAGGAAGATGAAATGTTAATAGATATTGATGTTGCATCTCTGTATCCCAGTATGATAATAGAGTATAAATTCTACCCAAAGCATTTGGGTCCTGAATTTCTAGAAGTTTATAATCAAGTTAAAGATGAACGAATAGAAGCAAAACATAATGGTATTAAGACTAAAGATAAAACGCTTAAATTAGCATTAAACGGTCTTAGTGGTAATCTACAGAATGAACATAATTTCTGTTATAGTCCTTTCGCAGTAATGCAGATTAGAATAAATGGACAATTACTATTACTTATGTTAGCAGAAAGATTATCTGATATTGGCTGTAGAATAGTACAGGCAAATACAGATGGTTTATTTGTTCTTCTTAAGAAGAATCTGTATGAAAAATTACAAAGTATATGTAAGGAATGGGAACAACAAACGAGACTAACCCTAGAGGAAGATCGTTTTGAAGCTATGTATCAGTATGCTATTAATGATTATATAGCTGTAAAAGAAGGTTATCAAGCAATGAAGAAATTGTTTGAAACTGAACCAGAAAAAGCTCTAAATAAAAAGAAGAAACCTTATACTTCTTTAGATATGATTAAAGATGATTATATCAAAGAAAAAGGTATGTTCATTACTAAGGTATTACTTGGTAAGGGAATGTCTGCAAAGATTATTCCAGAAGCTATTAGAGATTATTTTGTTGATGGTATTCCTGTAAAAGATACTATCTACAATTGTAAAGATATTAAGAAGTTTCTTACTTACCAGAAAGTAGATAAGAAATTCTCTGTAGAATATAATGGAGAACTAGTACAAAGAATTAATAGGTTCTATGCATCTACTAATGGTCCTTATTTATATAAATGTAAAATAGTAAACAGAGATGTTGAGATACCGCAATATCTTGTATGTCTCAAAACAGGAGAAAGTATAATAACTACAGATCCAAATCAGTTTTACTATAATTCTAATGTAGAACAGATATTACCTTATAGTTCAAAGATTATAACTAAAGGTACTAGAGTAGACTATACTAATCTACTTACTGCATCTGGTGTTACTATACTAAACAAATTTGATAATAAACCTATAGAAGAAAGAAAGATCAATTATCGCTACTATTTAAAGGAAGCGTTAAAGATCATTGAAGAATTAAAACCAAGACAACTAACGTTGTTTTAACAAATATTTCCAGATTGTATCAAAAGTTAGTTCATAAAGTACTATATTATGATACTAGAATTAGATACAACATTATTAGATATTTTTGGAGAAATATCAATTAATCAGTTAGTATTTTTAACTCTTGTGTTGAATGATAATCAAAGTAATAATCAAGACGTTCACAAGTTTCTCAGCCGAATAAGTGAAAACGACATACAAGAGTTAATCGACAATGACCTTATCTCCTTTACTACTTCAGGAGATAATAAAATTTATAGTCCTACAGAAAAACTATTATCAAGTGTAAAACAAGATAAGACATGGTTTGATGAGTTCTATGAAGTATTTCCAGTGTATGTTTTAAGACCAGATGGTACTAAAGGTTTTTTACGATCTAATATAAATAAGTGTCGTAAAGAATATAATCGTATCGTAGGTAAATCTAGAGCAATGCATGAACACCTTCTTCAATGTCTTCAATATGAAATTGAAAACAAAATGATAACTGGTAAAATAGGTTATATGAAGACGATGTGGAAATGGCTCACTCAACATGAGTGGGAGGTTATTGAAGAGCAAATGAGTTATGAATCTGAAACACCTGTAAATTATGGAGAATACGGAACAGAATGCCGTTAAAATACTACCTTTTGAGTCAATATCTCAGGTAGCAAATAAATCCATAAACTACATTAAAGCTAGAAAAAATCATAGTATAGTATCATTAAAAACTAGATGGGATAAATTCAATAAAGCTACTGGCGGAATTGAACCAAATATGATATTTACTATAGCTGGTATATCAGGTAGTGGTAAGAGCTCAGTTGCAAATATGTTAGTAATGGATTTAATTGATCTTAATCCTGATCAGGATATCGTAGTATTATACTTTAGTTTAGAGATGGTAGACTACAGAAACGTTGGTCGTGTAATAAGTAATAAAACTAAGAAAACTGTATCTGAATTATATAGTTCAGTAGAAACACTTAGCGATGAAGACTTATTAAAAGCTGAATCGGCAGCTGAAACCATTAAGAAATACAATATATACTTTGTTGATAAAGTATGTAATGTAGAAGAAATAGGTAATACTATAGATTACTTTCATAATACTGTAGCTAACGGTCGTTGGCTAATAGTAGTATTAGACCACGTTCTTCTAGTAAATGGAGAAGGTGGAGAAAGAAGTACAATAGTCGATTTACAGAAAATGTTTATACAGAAGAAAAAACTTTCTAACACTAGTATAATACAGCTTTCACAGATGAATCGTAATATTGAAAGTCCTGATAGAATTAATAATCCAAGTACTCACTTCCCAATGAGAAGTGATTTATCAGCATCTGATGCAATATTTCAAGCTAGTGATTTTGTTATTACTGTTCACAGACCAGAGATACTTAATCTAGCTATATATGGAGTACGTCGTCTACCTGTAAAAAATAAGGTTTATATGCATTTCTTAAAAGTAAGAGATGGTGAACCCTGTATATTAGAATTTGAAAACGAACTTCAATATGGCAATCTAATTGAAACAAATACTGCAAGTGCTGAAGAACAAAAAGTAGTATTTAAACAAATTAAAAAAGGCTGATTATGAAAGGTTTTACAATTAAACTTCCGAAACAAAATATTGACCCTCAGGGTTCTTTGAAAAATCGTATATTAAACGAAGTTAAAAACCGCTTACCGTTTGCTAAATGGTATGGAATTCACACTCCGGAAGATCCGGAATACAGTATATCATATGCAGGTCCTGAAGACTTGCTATGTTTTGGATGCAATCGAAATGCACATTTCTCTGCATTCAATAAAAAATATTATCGACCGATATGTTCATATGATAATTCACTTACATGTCCGTTCGCAAATCGAGCATTTAAGTTGCGTCAATATGATGCTATTTCAGAATTTGATTTAGCATTGAAACGATTAGCAGAATATGCTAAGATCATGGAAGACTATGAAGAAGATCGTGGTTACGATTTTACTTACATGGGTCAACCTGTACGTATTTACCAGAAGTTTATTCAAATTGGTTATACAATCATTCCTATTGATAATCCTAGTCTGTTTTTGAATAACTATCGTAAAGCAGATAAAAATAATATAGTAAATGTTATTATTAATATTAGTAACAGTACTACTGTTAACAATATTCTCAACAATGAATAATGAATAACTTTACATTGTGTAAAATTTCAGTTTTTGTCAGATAATTTCAGAATTTCACAGGTAAAGCATTAACCTATTTTAATATGTTAATACTACCAAAAGAGAAAAACAAACCAAAGGTTAACAATCCAAGATTCTTAATCTTGTTTGGTCGACCCAAATCAGGTAAAACTACTTTATTATCGAAGCTTGATAACTGTCTTATTGTAGACTTAGAGGGAGGTTCAGAGTTTCTAGAAGCTCTCTCTATTCAAGCTCGTACTATTGAAGACTTAGGTAATATATCTAGAGCAATTGGTGAAGAAGCAGCTAAAACTGGTAACAAACCTTACAAATATATTGCTATAGATAATGCTACTAGATTAGAAGAAATGTGTCTAGGTTATGCTAAGGTATTATATCGTCAAACTCCAATGGGTAAATCCTATAATGGAGATGATATACGTACATTACCAAATGGTAGTGGATATATGTATCTTCGCATAGCAGTTAGAAAAGTAATAGATATGTTTCGTAATCTATGTGATAATTTTATTCTTATTGGTCATACTAAAGAAAAGATGATTAATAAAGAAGGAGAAGAATTATCAGAAATGGCACTAGATTTAGTAGGAAAACTGGGTGATATAGTATGTGGTGAAGCAGATGCTGTTGGTTATGTCTATCGCAAAAAGAATGAAACTATTATATCTTTTGAAGGTGGGGATAATTCAGTAAGAGAAGCTAGAGCTCCTCACTTACGAGGTAAGAAGATAGTTATCGCAGAAAGCGATGAAAATAATGTTATTAATGTTCACTGGGATAAGATTTATTTAGACGAGTGTGCAGCCTGATTTAAAAACTTAAAAATATTGAAATTATGACATATAGTAAAGAACGTGCAGCAAGTATTAGCAAAAGTGATATTAAGTATATTCCCGCTGGTATTATTGAAAATGTAGTATTGAAAAGTGTAAAAACAGAAGTTTCTCCGAATGGTAATCAATTCTTAGAAATTGTTTTTGAGAAAGATGGAGCAACATTAACTCATACAGAGTGGAAACCTACACTTGGTGGGTTTGTAACTACAGAAGAACAACTCCAGACAAAAATGGATAAACAGTATTCTCGTATGTTGCAGATACTTAACTGTTACTATAAGGATGAAGAACTTGACTTTAATGGTGAAAGCTTTGAACAGTTTGCTCAATGGATTACTGATATGCTGAACAAAGTAGATAAGAGTAAAAAACTTAGAGCTAAAATAGTATATAATGATAAAGGATATACTACTCTGCCTAATTATGCTAAGTATACTTTTATTGAACCTATGGAATTGCCAGAAGGTAAATCATCTTCTATTGCTATGCTAAATATTGACCAATTTACAAAGCCTGTTGTAGCAGATAAAGAAGTAAAAAACGATAACCCGTTTAGTGCAACTTCATCTACTACTAATACACAAGCTTTTACAGATAAAACAGATGATCTGCCATTTTAATGTAAAGTAGATCATTATTAATAAATAAGGGTGGTATAAAAGCCACCCTTATTCTTTTTTAATCATTAAAATAAATCATCATGGTAGAAATAGAACATATTCAAGATATAGAAAAAGATCAACCTGCAAAGTCTAGTGCAAAAGAACAGAAGTTAAAAGATCCTAAAGATTTAACTACAGAAACTCAAGATACTGATGCATCTGAAGCTACAGAGCATGATGAGCAGATTGAAAATCAAGAAGACAATATATATGAAGATAGCACCTTAGTTAATCATAATACAGATGTTCATGATTTAAAACCTGGAAATAGATTTTATGGTAGTATAAAATATAATAATCCCAAAGGAAAACAACAAGAACAACAAGGTATTTTCTTAATATTAACTTCAGAAGTAAAAGGAAAGAAAGGACAATCCAGAGAATATACTATTACAAATTGTACTGGACAAGAGTACAAAGTGTGTAGTGGAGCTATTAAAATAGCTAATATAACAAATCTCAAAAAAAAGAAACAAATAGAGAAAAAATCACTAGAACAATTTGGAAGCAAAACAGAAATCAAAAAATTGCTTAACAAATTAGAAGAAGAATTTAAAAAGAAAGAGGAAAAAGAAAAGGAAAAAGAAGAATTAAAGAAAATTCAATTCTCATTTAGTTCACTAGAACCAGAAGACAAGCTTAAAAGTTTAATTAAAGCAGGTATGAATAACATCTGGATGGTTGGTCCAGCTGGTTGTGGTAAATCAACTATAGCTCGTAATACAGCTAAAGAACTAGATATTCCTTACTTATGTATTTCTTGTGGTATTGGTACTTCTGCAACAGAATTTACAGGATATAAATATCCTACTCGTGAAGCAACTAAGTTTGCTGAATTCTATGCTAAGAAGTCAATAATCCTTATAGATGAGATGACTGCACTCGATCCATCTGTAGCACAGGTTATTAATGCAGCATTGGCAAACGGTGAAATAGAAACTACTACAGGAACTGTCTTACGACATCCTGAATGTATTATTATTGCTACATCAAATACTTTTGGTAATGGAGCAGACCGTCAGTATATTGCTAATAACCAACTAGACGCTTCAACAATTGACCGTTTTACTGGAGCAATAATTGAAGTAAATTACTCTGTTAAATATGAGTCACAATTTGATCAAGAAGTAGTAGATTATATTTATTTACTACGCGACTGCATTAAAATAAATTCATTACGCCGTATTGCATCTACTCGTATGATTCAAGCAGCAGAAAAGATGAAGAAAGTAGGTATGTTAGACTGGAAAGATATGATTATTATTAACTGGTCTGATACTGAAAAGAATATAGTAAAACAATATATTCAAAAAGTAGAAGAAAATAAAACTAAACAAAGTACTGCTTCAATAATTGAAGCTATACGTAAAGATTTTTCAAATTCTACTGTAACAGCAAAATTTAAAACAGCAGCGTAATGAAAAAACTGAATTTAAATATTAATATAAATTCATTAGATGAATTTTACAGAGAATGTGACAATATTGAAGGAGGTAATCCTGCTGAAATAGATAATATTGAAAATCACGATGACCCTGGTTTTAGAGGATTATCTACAGCAGAAATACATGATTCTAAATATAGTTATACCAAAGGTTTAGATAATCTAAAGAAAATAGAAAAGGATATAAATCTAGGAGGTCGTAAACATAAATATAAGTACGATGATTCTGATGGAGATGATATGAACTTTGATCGGTACATAGAAGGTCTACCTTGCCTAAAGAAAAGAATACCTACACATGGTATAGGTACTGGTAAGTTCGTTAAGCTTCATATTTCTATATGTGAGAATTGCTGGTGTTCAGCTCAAGCTCTTATGGTTCGTGCATATACCGCTATGAGAATTATAGATATGCTAGAATCTCAAGGATACCGAGTACAAATATCTGCATATGCAGATAATGAAGATCCTGGTTATTTTAATGAAGAACCTATAGGATTTCTTGGAGTTGAAGTTATAATTAAAAAGTTTGAAGATCCTTTAATTAAAGGACAAATACTTACAGCAATATCTCCTTGGTTCTTTAGATACTGGATGTTTAAGTTCTGGAATGCTAAATTTAATATGAATTTCGGATATGGACATGCAGTTAGACCAATGAAGAAAGAAACAACTTCTGACATCTACATTCAGACAGGTGAAGCTTTAACTGATGAAGATGCAGAATCAACTATAGAAAGAATATCGAAACTATTTAACAAAGAAGAATAGTTTCAACTACTAGGAGGATTTATAATAATCCTATATGGCACTATCAATTTAAGGATATTAGATAATTTGTGGAAGCGTGAGCCTGCACAGCAGAAATAAAAATCTATCTCTGGATAGGCGTGGTTCGATTCCACGACTAGTAGCAAACTAAAACAGATTGCATATGTATAGTAGAAAGCGAGCAAAACTCCCAGATAATATTACTCTAGATTGGATACTTTCTAAAGTAACAGAATATGATATATATGCAAAATATATAGGTCAATTTAAAGTAGGTATGATATACAATAGTCCATTTAGGAAGGATAAAAATCCATCCTTTGGTATTTACTATAGTAAACGTACTAAACAACTACTTTTTAAAGATCATGGAACAGGTGAATGTGGTAATGTAATTAAATTTGTATCATTATTTACTGGTAAAACAGAATATAATGATATATTATCTGATATAGTAGATAATCTAAACATTACTAACAACACTAAACTCGTTAGCTCTAAGCAATATATACCGCCAACTGAAACAGTAATTGGTGTAGTACGTCAGGAATTTACTGATGTAGATATCAATTACTGGAAACAGTTTAATATTTCTATAAATACTCTAAAGAAATTCAATGTAAATAGTATTAAATATTATTTATGTAACGGAATAGTAAAGGGTACTTATAAACGAGAAAATCCAATGTATGCATATAAGGTCTATAATAACTTTAAAATATATAGACCATTAGCAGATAAATATACTAAGTGGAGAAACAATCTTACAGACTATGATATCCAAGGCTATGAGCAGTTGCCTCAGAAAGGTGATATATTATTTATCACAAAGTCCATGAAAGATGTTATGTGTTTGCATGAAATGGGTTATCCAGCAGTTTCTCCATCTTCAGAGAGTACATTTCTACCTAAAGATGTATTAGAGCAACTTAAGACGCGTTTTAAGCGTATTATAATACTTTTTGATAGAGATACTTCTGGAGTAAAAAGAAGTCGCAAATTAAGCCGAGAAACAGGCTTAGAAGCAATATTTATTAACAAAAAATTCAAAGCTAAAGATGTATCTGATGCTGTTAAAGCAAATAGCTTTGAAGAAATAAAAAATTGGTTAAATGAAACTATTAAAAACTATAGGTAAAGTAATAGCATTACCTTTTGATTTAGCTCTAATACTTGGAAAGTTATTATTGATTCCAATCAAATTAGTAAGTGTATTGTTGCATGGAGAATTTATCGAATGGAATAAAAAACGTAAGTTTATAGGAAATTCAATTAAAGAAATGTTTAAAGCTTTCAAATATAATAAAGATTATTCTTTCTTATATTCAGTAGGATTTACAGATGAAAATGGTAATTTCTCTGAAAGAATTGAAACGTTTAAAGTAACTAGTGATAGTATGCAACATTATATTAATTATGCTAAAACAAGTCTTAAACAAGAAAGTGCGTAATGCTACTAAACAAGAAATAGACGGAATAGTATTTCGATCTAAGTTAGAAGCTTATACATATTAGAAACTAAAGGAAGCAGGTATATCAGCTGAATATGAACAGCACAGATATACTTTACTTCCTAAGTTTGTATATAATAACTCTACAGTTAGAGCTATTACTTATTTACCAGATTTTGTAGGAGATGGTTTTGTTATAGAATGCAAAGGATTTGCTACAGATTCTTGGGCAAACAGAGAAAAACTATTCAAGTATTATTTAAGCTTGAATGAACCCGATACTAAATTTTATTTAGTAAAGAATAAAAAACAAGTTGATGAGTTAATCAACAAATTAAAATCTTAAATTTTCAGATTATGACAAAGAATGAATTTATTAAAATAGGAGAACAGATAATTGCAAAACCTAAAGGTGCTGATTATGATTTGATACCTGGTAAAGTATATGATCTGAGTTGGAATAGATGGGAAGATTCACCTATATTTAAGGAAAATGGTGAATTAAATCTACCAAAGAAAGTCTATTCTACTAAAACAGATGATATATTTAAGAAGCGTATTATAACCTATTTTAATAAAGCAAATACAAATACTACTGGTGTAATGCTAGCTGGTACTAAAGGTACAGGTAAGACTGTAATGGCAAAAATATTAGCTAAGGAATCAGGTTTACCTATTATTGTAGTTAATCCTGATTATCCAGAAGGTAAACTTATTAAGTTTTTTAAGTCCTTTACTACTCCAGTATGTGTTTTGTTTGATGAAGTTGAAAAGAACTTCAAAACTGAGTATATGCTAGATTTCTTAGATGGAGTTGAAAAGACTGCACAGAAACTAGTAATTATGACTTGCAATGACTTAAGCCGAGTTAGTCAGTATATGCAAGATCGCTGTTCACGTATTCGTTATTTACGTCGATATTCTCCTGATGAAAATGCTGCATTCTTACCGATGTTAGCTGATGATTTTGGTATTAAGAACAAAGAAGAAGTAGTAAAATTCTGTAAAGATAATATCAAACTACTTTCTATGGATAATATTGTTTCTTTTATGAGTGAAGTCAAAATGCTAGAAGATGAAGATATTAGTCTTCAGGAAATCATAAACATTATGAATATCTCTACTGAAAATATACCAACTAAAGTTAGTGATACTGTAGAATATGACGATGAGTATGATAATGAAGATAATGAATATAGTGATGATGATTACGAATGTTGTGATGCAGCATGAAAACAAATAAGGCTAGATATATTCTAGCCTTTTAACTTATATAAACATGAAAATATGCGGTATAAGTGATATACATGGTAATCTCATTGAGAATATACCTGAGTGTGATGTACTATGTATATGCGGTGATATAATGCCTTTATCTGTACAAAGAAATATCGAACAGTCTAGGCATTGGTTTTATAATAGATTTACTAGTTGGGTCAAAAGACAACCTTGTAAAAAGGTTATCTTAGTACCAGGGAACCACGATTTTATAATCGAAGATGCATATAATAGAAAATATCTTAATGAATTAAAACAAGATATTTATGTAAGAACAGATGATAAGTTAATAATACTTATAGATGAATTATATACATACGAAGATATTAAATTCTATGGTACACCTTGGATTAAGCCAATTGAATTTCAAGAGGACAGATGGGCATTTAGTAAATTTGATACTTATGAAGATATACCACAGTGTGATATACTATTAACACATGATAATCCATTTTGTAATGAAGCTCTAGATGTTTTCTCCTTTGGAAAGAGTAAATATCATTTATATGGACATTGGCATGATGGATCTAGTGATATAAATTCTGGAAGATATAATTGTTCTATATTAAACGATTGTTATAACTTCAAGAAAAATTATGAATTTGTAGTATTAGATATTATGACGGAAAAGGAAAAGAAACAAGTAGAACAAGCATTTTTAGATAAGCTTATTAGTCAAGCATACAATAATAATGTAGCAGATTGGCTTAAGACGTTTAAAGAAGTTGAACTACAACAAGATAAAGAAGATGAATTAGTTTGGGATACTTCAGCAGAAGTTCCTGAGTCAGCTGTAATTAGCGACATGGAGGATTAAGTATGAACAAGATGGTAATTGATACTCCTTACTATGAGGATATGTCTCGTTACTCTAATAGTGATATTGGATATTTTCTTAAAAATGGACCGAAAGGTTTAAAAGATTACAAAGAAGGTAAGATAGCAAAATTAGATTATAGCTTTCTTGAAAAAGGAACTATGATACATGAATACTTACTTCAACCAGATGAATTCTGGAAAGATTATATTATTCTTGATTTTGCAACACCTAAAGTAAAACAGCAAAAGGATTTATTAGATGAGTATCATAGACTTATGCAAGTAAATCCATTAGAATCTCAAGATAAGCTTAAACTATCTGCTTATAAAAAAGCTTATAGTAATAAGAAATCTGATGAGAAATGTATTGAAGAAGCTGAAGGTCTTATTATGATTTATCAAGATTACTTAGAATATCTAAGTAAAGTAGATGAAAACAAAAAGATAATTAGCTTTGCCGATTTACAAATGCTCAAAAAGATAAAAGAGAATATTCAGAATCATAAAAAAGCGAATGAGCTGTTGTTTAATTTACCATCTACTTTTGAAACTCATAATGAGTTCCATATTAATTGGGAAGTAGAAAAGTTTCACAATATCAAATGTAAATCTCTATTAGATAGAGTGTGCTTTGATCATGTCAATAAGAAGATAATTCTTATTGACTTAAAAACTACTGTAAATGTATACAATTTTAAACATTCAGTAGAAGAATACGATTATTATAGGCAAATTGCTTATTATGGATTAGCAATTCAATGGTATATGCAAGAAGTATTAAATCTTAATTCTGAAGAATATGATTTTGAAGCATATATTATTGCTATCGGTAAGGACGCTAATAATGAAATTAGAGTATTCAATATGAAAAATGATACTACTCTCAATGAAAAGATCGCTTCAATATCAGAAGCTCTCCGAAGAATCTCAGAACATATCAGTACAGATCAATGGGACCATACACTTGAGTACTACGAAGGTGATGGAACAGAAGAACTGTAATGATAATTGGAAATAGAACATTAACTACACGTTATATACTCCCCTTTCTATTTGATTCTAATAAACTGTTTAATGATAAATATAAGTTTGTAAATGCTTATATTTCTGATATTAATAGACCTCATTTAGATAGTCATATATTTGTTTTATTTGAATATGATACTAATATATATAGTAGTGTTAATAATTATATGAAAGAAAACAAATATTTATATGATAGTAAACTTATATCTATTAATGGTATCTTATATCAAGAGTATATATTTGTAATTCCAAATGAATATAAAAATGTTATTCAAACTATTAAAGATGGTTTCTATAATGATATATCTTATGAATATAAAGAAAAGATTATTCTCTTTTGGAAAAATATGTGCTTAAGCTATTTAAAAGGACTATTAGAAACAAAACATGATATTACAGAGTACAAAAGTTTAGAAGAAAGGGGAGAAATAGTAGGTGAAGAAGATCCACCTGCAAATGAAGTAAACTTTTGGACAAGAAATATTTTTGCTTATTAGTTATATTTATGGGTATAAAAAAGCCGTAGAATCTGTGAAGACCTACGGCTTTATTTTTAATCATTACTATTAGTTGTCTTATCTAATTGACTATCTAAGTATTCCCATTTGGTTCTAATATCTTTTGATTCCCATATTCCTCTTAAACCAGGAACAGATTTTATTAATGTTCTCTACCATTTAGTCATTTCTTTATATGGACCTTTTTTAATTTCTTCATCATCCCAATTATTTTCAATAGAGAATGGATCTAATAGTTTTACAAGATTACTAAAGTTTTCTACAGGTGCTATTGCAGCAGAAGGAGATTTAATTTGATTAAAGAAATCCATAGGATTATATTCAGCTCTTTCTTCAAAACTCATTCCTGCTACTCCGTAACCAATTAACTGTAATAAGTATTCGTCTTCATCATTATCTGCCATTGGTTTTAACCAGATAGCTGATAATATAGAATACATCATTACTAGGGCTATCTATATAGCTGTTCTTCTAAAATTATACGATTCGACATTATCAATGCCTTTTCTGTGTTTCTTTCTACTTTCTTTATCTTTACTATATTTTATACTATTATATATATTATATGTAAATTTATACAGAACATTAAATGTAGATTTATATTTAGCTTCTATATAATCTTCTACATATGGGTTATACTATCTTGTAGTTAAAAAATTATCTTCAAGATTGTTAATGAAGAAAGAACGGTGCATAAAAACAGCTGCTCCAAAAGCGTTAGTCATTAACTTAGTCTTATCTTCTGTAGATAACACACCGTCAATACGATTAGTTAAGAATTTAGCTATATTTTTAACAGAATTCTACAAATTCTAATCATTAATTAAATCATAGTATTTATTGTACTTACTTTTTATAGACAGTTTACCATCTTTTACTTCATAAACATCTAACAAAGTAAATGTGTTGATTCTATCAAATTCTTTACTGCCTTTCTTATAATCATTGGGATAATACTAACGTATATATTGTCTTCTAGATGCTATACTATTCATTTGAGGAATATATTTATAGTCAGCATATACAGCATTTACTACAGGAGCTTTTACTATATAATCTACAGCACTCCATCCGCCCCACACTAAGTACTTTCTAAATGTTCTAACAATACGATTATACTATAAATACTCTACTTTAGAATTTACATCTCTTGCAATTTCATTATGTTCTAGTATAGCTAGACTAAGATTATTATGTTTAGCATCTCCTAAATGATATAACATATTAGGTATATTAAAAGTATTAGTAGCTAAAGATTTAAAGTACTCCTTACTATTAAAATATCTACCAGCTAAAGCTTCTACTACTGATTTATGAATACCCTAAAACAATGCTTTAGTAATAGCGGGAAAGTTATTACCTAAGTTAGAAGCTGTAGCATAAGCTCTAATATTATCTAATATTTTAGTAACAGATATATTATAACCTAGCACATTTACTACAACGGGTCTTTTATACTAACCATATAAATTCATATCTAGAAAATCCTAGTATCTTTTATATAAATTACTCTTATCTCCAGTAATATCTTGTTTAGATCTAGTAGTAAAATTAAACTTAGTAAAATCTCTCTTAGCTATTTCATTCTTTATTAGTTCAAAATCAGCTTGTTTCTCATTCTTTAGACGATAGTTCTCAGCCATCCTAGAATATTCAACTAACATACCTACTAAATTTCTAGAAATATGTTCAGGATCATCTAATGCTTTTACATAATGTGTAGGGACAAACTATAATTGAGATCCATCTGGTTTCTAAGTAAAGTTATCTAGACTATATTCAGCATCATCCTACTTAGCTATAATATTATCTAAAGCAAAAGATTTTATACCTTTAGCAAATTTATTACCTCTAGTAGTAAAATCAACTATATCACCAGTAATCTGTGGTAATTTATAGCTTTCACGCTTCTTTAAATAGCTAATTTTATTATTAGCTTCATTCATAGTACTTACTATCAGATTATATATTTCTTTTTTCTATTTAGTATTTGTAGCTTCTTTGAAAGCTTTTGTATTATCATATAATGATTTTTTAGGCTGATAATATTCTGGATCCTCAAAGTTATAATTCTAGTTAACCAATTCTGAATTTTTGTCTAATTCCTAATTCATTCTACTTAATCTCATTTCTATATACTGAGTATCTTTTGGAACTAACATCTTATAGTAAGATACAGGGCTAGGTTTACCATTTATCCAGGTATGAGACTTTTCAACCCATTCGTCATACTCTTTTGTACCTAAACTTTTATACTTCTTTTTATCTGCATAATATTCAGGTGTTTCTACTATTTTAGCTATCTTAGAAAACTCAGAACTGCTTCCTTTATGTTTACTATATAACGCATTTAACTCTATATCTATCTCTAACAATCTAGCTTTCACTTCTTCCTATAGTTTATAAGCATCTGTTAGAGGCTGATTATTATTTCTACCTAGACTTAATAATTTTCTTCTTTCTTCTGTTAAATCATCGTACTTTTGCTAATCTTCTCCCATATTAGCTCTTTCTAGACTCTAAAGTAGATTAGTAAATTCTTCAGTATATTGATAACTAATATTACGCTACATCCACTTGTTAAATAAATCTTCAGATAATTCTTGTTTCTTTTGATCTATTATATTCTATATTTCTTCTTGAGAATACTTAGTTGATTTAATCTTGCCTTGACCAATAGTTTCATAAAACTTCTGCAAGTCTTCTGCTATTTCCTTATCTTCTCCAGTCTTAAGTTCTCCATTTTGATAATAATCATTAGCCAAGTTTCTTTTTACTGAGTAAAGACTATCTAACTATAACCATTGTTTATTTGTAAGTCGCTCTAAATGTGGTCCAGTTTCGTCAGTAACGTCTTCAATTAAAGTATTTATTTCAGTGTTAACCTACTTTAGGCGCAATCTAGTATTTGGATGCAATTCGTTATACGCTCTATAATACTCTGGTTTAAATTTACGTTCGCAATGCTGTTCTAACCACTCTTCTTTTTCTTTTAGATAGTTATAATAGTCTTCTAATTCTAAAGCTGCATAGTTATTGTCTACTACTCCATACTTTGAATCTAGATCTGATAAGAATTTCTTCATATCCTATCTAAATTGTCCATAATTTCTATCTCTAACTAAGTATCCAGTAGTATTACCATTATTATCTTTTTCAAAGTAAAGTAAGCAATCTTTTCTATCAATTTTATTGAACTCTCTTATTAATGTTTGGGCTTTATCGTTAGCAAATCTACCTACTTCATTATTAATATCTGTCATAAGTCTATGAGCCAATCTAATAGCTAAATCATCTACAGACTTAGTACTCTGTAATATTACACGTAAGTAATTAATATCAGAGTTAGAATTATTAATTCTATCGTTGATATAAGATTCTACATCTTCACTAGGTACTTTATATGCTTCTGAGTACTGCTTAACCAAAGCTTCTACTTTACTCTTTAAAATACTATCATACTTACCAGATATCTCTAAGTAAGCTCTATAAATTAGGTTTAATCTAGTATTTAACTAATTGTGTGTATCTTTATCTAGATCGTTGAAGTATCCTTGTAGATTTAATCTCTTGTTGATTTCATTAATCATAGGACCATAGAAATCTAAAAAATCATTCTAGAACTATAATAGACGTTCATTACTGATTAAATTAGGATTCATATATGCATTTCTAATACGCTTTACTACTGGTTTAAATGCTATTGAAGCTTCTTTAATAAAATCAATTAATACTTGTATATCTTCACCTTTCTAAAGCATATCATGATACATATCAATCTATTGTTGTAGTTTAGCTAATTGTAACGGTGGATAGTTTTGAGTTCTTAGAGATCTATAACGACCATTTAAACCGCGCATAATCTTATCTAGTATCTTTTTGCTATCTTTAGATAATTTATTCAGTTCTGGATCACTATCTTCCATATAGAATATACCATCTCCAAGTCTATTTATATCTGGATTACTATTTCTATCTTCAATAATATCTGATATTTCATTGATAAGTTTTACAGAAGTATATCCTTCTATTTTATTAACTAATTTATTCAATCCTAATGCTTTAACTATATTGGATAGGAATTTACGCCATATGGGCATATCATGTTTCCCTACTAAATCTCTAAAAGCAGTATTAGACATTATTTCAGATATGAATTCTTTAGGTGAATTTAATCCATAATAAAGTCCTTTACGAGGATATTCTTTCTAAGGGAATTTATTAATAAGCTTGTTGTAAATACTGTCTACATTAGATCTAAAGGTACTATTATTATCATATTCTGATACAGTATAAGCATGAATCAACTCATGGTTGAAATGCTTAGTAATATCTTCTGGAGATTCTCTATTAAAAGTTTTATCTAATACTTCTATTGTGTTTGTATTAGCATTGTAAGACATAGCTCCACCTAGTTCACTTACTAATCTTACTTTTATATTATTCAGAAAATCAGATGAGAACTACTACGCTAAATCTTTTGAAAATTGATCTTGATAATACAACTTACTATTAATCATATTAGACACAGTATCATTAGCATTTGTTTCAGTAAACTGTTGAGGAAACATAGCAGCTTTCATATCAGTACGCTATTCTATTTCTTGAGGTACATAATGCTAAATCATAGCTTTAATAGCTAACTCTCTATTACCATTAAACTATTTTAGGTACTATAGAAATACAGTAGACTAAGCTCCATCAGGAGCCTAGTCAATTGCATAACCATTATTTTCAGATACTATATAATATGCAGCATCTTCGCTGCCTAGCACAGTAGTTAATTCATCTACTGCTGCTTTAACTTCTTTATTTTTTAAATTTAAACACTGCATAATTATTATCCATTACATTCGTTCTTTCTTTGTTTTCCTAACTCTGCTAATTTACTTATGGCTGAATTACCAACTCTATGCTCATTAGTAGACTATTCTTCTGAGCTTGCTATAACTACTGGATTATTCAATTTATTATCTGTCACAATATATACATTCTATCTAGCTCTAGATACAGCTACATACTTAAGCTATTGTTGAGTATCAGTATCAAATTTAGCACCAGTAATAGTATCATAATATATCATAACTTTGTCATATGTACCACCCTATGACTTATGAATAGTGTGTGCATACCCATAGTCTATAGACTTCCTAATCTTAAGTCTACCATTTTCCTAGTAATCTTTCATAGTTATGGTATTCAACTTAATATCAGATAAAGCCTTTTGAGCAATGCGTACAGTATCAAAATCTCTAGACATAAATGCTTTAGATATCATCTTATTGATACTTTCTATTTCATTAGCTATAGCTTTTAAATTCTAAGTACTAGTATTATTATCTAACACAAATACCTTATCTGATACTGTTTCATTATCCATAGCATTAACTAATGTAACTTCGTATCCTTCTACTTCTGCTATTACACTACCATTAATAACAGATATAATCTATTTACTTATCTTATTGCTAACACTAGCTACTTTATAGTCTATGCTATTACGTATTATTTCAGCTTGTGCTTCTCCATCATTCATAGTAACATTATCATATCCCATAAGTAAATCACCTACTTCAATTTGATTAGGATTATCTCCATACAATTGTTTTCTAATCATGTCGTTTACTGTAGGTATCATAGCATTGGTAGCACTAAGTATTCTAAAGTTAAAAGGATTAGTTTTATATTCATTAGAACTAACTATATCTTTGATAATCTAGTTTGGTTGTTCACCATCGTGCATATACTCAACTCCAAACCCATTTACTAGTTTAGTAGTAAAGGATAACGATTTACCATTTCGTAGATTAGTAGCTTCTTCTAGAATAGGATTATCACCAGTTCTTTCTACTTTAGTAAGTTCTACATTAGTAGCTTTATTATAGAATACAGGAGATATTGCATTATCTGATACTGGTGATAATTGAGCAGGGTCTCCTATGTATATTACTTGAATATTATTTTCTTTTTTGAAATCTTCAACAAAGTTATACAAACCTTTACTAACCATTGAGGCTTCATCAATTATAAGTAATTGACCAGGTTTAATTTTAGGTTTACGTATTTGTTCTGTTTTTAATTTCTTAAGATCATAATTGCCACTATCTAAATCAACGATAGGAGATAAGCCAAATGCAGAATGTAAAGTAATAACCTAAGATTCTGGATTATTCATTTTAGTAACTGCATTAGCTCTGTGAGTAGGCGCACTGAATAGTGGCTCTATTCCTATACTGTTTAAATATTTATTGAATATACTAATAATACTAGTTTTACCAGTACCAGCGTATCCAGATAATGTCACGCTATTATCATACTTATTAGGATTGTTAATAAAATCTTCTAATACTAATAACGCATGTTCTTGTTGTTGATTTAATTTAAACGGAGTATTTACAACCTTACCGTTTCTAAATGTAATATGATCTCCAATAATATTAACAGTAGAAGGTTTATATTCAACAGTTTCTAAGGCAATAGAGGTAGGAGCAGTAGATGCGTGATTCCTAGTTGGAGCACTCTGTAATTCTTCTATACTGGTGTTCAATGCTACTGTAACAGGTTTATAATCACGTACTAATTCTATATTGTTGATAATATTAATCCACTTAGATCTATTCATTTTGTTACCTAAGTTAATGATATTTTTGATATCATTAACACTAAATGCTGATTTAGCATCTAATGCTTCATTAATATTATTAAACTCAAACATAGAATTAGAATAATTATCATATTCTTTTACAACTCTACCTTCTTGATTTAAACCTTTCTTATTAGTCATTACATATACAGGTCGTTCTTGATCTTTATCGTCAAATACATTTCCAATATATTTGTATAAAATAGTGTTAGCTGGATTGTTATCGTATGCTAATTTTACTTTTACATATGGAGTATACACATTCTGTTTAGACTCATTTCTACCAACTGGTCTATAATTAGGTATCATCATTACTGGATACTTACTTCCACTATGATTCTTATTTTCACTGAACAACACAGGGAATTGTAATTGATCTTCTACTTTATCTGTTTCAGAACTAAATACCTTTTTATATAATTGAACAGGTTTAACAATTTTATTATTTGTCCAGTTATTTAAGAAGAAGTTATCAAAATCTAAATCAGTAACATTAAATCTTTCTGTGACGCTTCTCATATAATCTGCATAACCAGTACTTTGTATAGCACTTATTGGTAATAGGTTAAATATACCATTCTTAGTAAAGTTACCAGCAGTAGTAGCTAATTGGTATCTTATTAAATCTTGAGCAAATTGCTTTATTTCAGGATAATCTGATTCTAACAATTCTTCCCAATATTGATTAAGATTCTGCTTCAAATACTTATCATCATCTGATATTCTATTCTTTATAATAATATCTGGAGCATTATATTTATCAGTGCTCATCTTGGTTAAAGTACCAAGATAGTTAAGTAACTGATTACCTATTTTACCATCCTATGTAAGCATTTCTGGATACTTACCTGCTAGTATATCTGCTTTGATTTTTGATAATCTCTTAGCCATAGTATCTGTACCATAAAACATATCATACAAATCCACGCCTTCTTGATTTAAGAAAGAGTATCTTAACGATCCTTCTAGTTCATTAGAAATTGTTTTATTTAAAGATTCATCATTAGTATCTATTCTATTTATCATAGTGAGTACTTGACTTATAGCAGATTTAAAATCTCTCTTTCCTCTAATCATTATATTACTAAACATATCAGAAGGACCAACAATACCATTGTTAATCTTGGTCATTAAGAATGTACTATTCAAATAGTTTAGTATATCATCTTTGTTAAACAAAGTAGAATTAGCAATTAAGCTTTTTAGTCTATATAAGAATCTATCTTGTTCAATAAAGTTACCACCAAATCTTTTAGTATCAATCTAAGACAATTGAACTAATTTAGACATATCTTGAGCTAAATCATTAAGTTGGATGAACAATTCAGATATCAATATTTGATTCTTATAATAATTATAAGTTTCTTCACTAGTAAGATTATCTTTCTGACTTAGTTGTAATTGCTGTATTAAGAAATCTCTATCTGTAATATCAGCAGCAAAATCTTCAATTGAATATAAACCAGTAGATCTACCTTCACTATCTAATTTTTGCATTACGATATCTCCAGTTTTACTCATTTCAAGATCTAACTTCTTTATACCTAATTCTGTAGCAGCTTTCTTATATTTGTCATAGTATGATTTGCGTATAGTAGTAATTTCATCTTTTACTATAGCCGTCTTACTTTTGCTATCATCTACTCCATATATACCAGATGCTCTATCATATGCACTAGCCATATCTTTAAGTATTCGCTATGGCAAGAAATAGAATGTATCTTTACCATAACCTACTCTAAGTAAGAAATTACATATATTGTATGTATATTGTCTTACATTAAGTCTAATAACATATGGATCTTTAGCAACGTCTACATGAGCATTAATCATAGCTGATATCCAGTCTAATATACGTAATCCTTCTTCTTGGAACTTTATAGGATTACCTTGTTCATCTAATAGTATATTACCTTTTTCATCTCTTTGATATACTATTTCGTTTCTACTCTTAATACCATCAAGTCCAACAAAACCTAATCTTTGTAATAAAGATATGTCTGAGAACTTAAGATTAGCTAACTGAGTTAATACATGATTTTTATTATTAAGAGCAAACGGACCAATACCAGTCTTACCTCCAGAATATTCATACTTTTTATTCATTTGATAAGTAGGAGATAACTCTCTAAATGGTATTCTATCACCTAATTTACCTTGACCATCTACAATAGGAAGAATTTCTTCTTTAATTATTCCAGTTACTTTATCAAGAGGTAATCTGGTTTCATCTACATTTTTCTTATCAGTAAGTACTGCTAGATATGTATCAAGTAACAAGTTTTCATTAGCCTCTCTACTATTAGCCTCATATACATTTGTAGGACTACCTATACTTTCTAGCCATCTGTTATACAAAGTATAAGTAGCGGAATATCCTCTAACTGTTTCTTCTAATTCTCCACCTTGTTCTTCTGTGTATCTTCTTTTTAAATATGCTTCAAATGTTTCATTACTCTTCTGTTTCTTAAATTCTATTTTATTTCCTTCTTCATCAAAGTTATATCTTGCTATATACAACTTATCAATATCGAAGTCAGAACCAGTTTGAGTAGTAAATTCATCTGGTAATATAATAGTATCACCTACTACAGAAGGAAGTACATCAACAATTCTAAGTCCAGCAATAGAAGATAGACCTTGTGTAGGAATACGATAGCCCATAGCCATAGGACCTGCTTCTTGACCAATAATCTTATGTTCTATCAACCAATCTCTAGCTTCTACAAAACTCTTATTTTTATAATCTGGAATTATGTGAGAGAACAAATTAATAGAAATAATAGAATCCATACTGCCATCTTTGTTTATGTTAAGTAGAGGTTTACCATTATTAATGGCTCTACTACCTACAGCCTTTATAGATTTAAATCCAAATGAAGACATCTAAATAAATGCTCCACCAGGTAACTCCAAATCAATAGCTTTTTTATTAGTAGTAGATGTTAATTTAGTTTCTACCCATTTACTATCTGGTAATGCTGATAAAGGTACTTTAAAGTCTGTACCATCTTGATTTACTTCAAGAGCTTCCTCTATATCTTTACCCATATTAGATGCTCTAGCTTCTTTAATTAACTGTTTAGAAGCTTTAGCATAATCAAGTGCATTATCAGATAAGAACATATCTTTTACTTCTTTAAAGCCTTTGTTAGATATAGCATTAATAGTACCAAATAATTGTTCTTTAATCTGCTGACCAGTTATTTCATTATCGGTTCCTTCTTGATATACTCTGTTCATTACTAGGTTAGATACAGCAACTGTAGATACCTAAGTACCAAATAATGTTCTGTCATGTGTATGAGGATCTGTTATAAGCTGTCTTCTAAGATTTCTGAATTTCTAAGTAGTAATATGCATATTACTTAGATCATTTATCTCATCGTTCTTATAATCCTTGTATATATCAGTAGCACCTTGTATACCAACTTTAACAGCAGATTCAAATGCAACTTGATCAATAGGAGTAAGTCCTTGATACTTACCAATAGCATTCATTCTATCATATATTTCTCTATTATCTCCAGTAGCCAATACTTTAAACATAGGGAACATAGCCATCTTATTAAACACAGGTATACAGTGTTTTAAATTAGCATCATATGTATAACCAAAGTAAGTAGTCTTTAATGGCTTAATTAACGTTTTCAAAGATTTAGCATACAACTCTGCATCATTCAACCAGTCTGCATCACTTTCCATTATGTTAAAAGCTTCTTCAATTTCATCACTCCATTCTCCAAGCATTTTAACAATATCTCTATACATCTAAGGTCTAATATACACAGCAGCATCGGCTTGGTTGATGTTACCTTTTGTACCTTTCTTATTCATACCATACGCTGATGCATCTTCTATAGCTAAATCTTTAGCTAATTGGAATATTATAGGGTACTTTTCTTCTGCTGATTTAGAATCTTTCATTAACTCATCTACTTGAGATTCTGTTAAACCTTCTTTTTCGATAAGTAATTTTCTAGTATTAGAGAAAGTAAATAAATCTTCTAGTTCTTTATGCTGTCTACTAGGTATTTCATTATCATTAATAGTAGTATTTGTATAAGTCTATCTATTCTGTAGTCTTCTATACTCTTTAATGTTCTTATCTACACTAGTATACCATTGAGTTCTTAGATTATCTCCAGTAGATAATACAGCTCCTAAACGTTTGATCTTATCATCATCATTTTTAAAGAAAGCAACATCACCAGTAAATATCTTTTCTGTTTCTAATACAGATATGTTATAATTTATCATATGATTACCAATCATAGTTAAAATAGCATATCTTTCTGCTTGATTAGATACATTATTATTAGGATGTGCTAAGTATATTTCTTTGAATTTATTTAATACAACATTGTCTAATAGCTTATTCTTGATAACTTTAGGATTCTTTTTATCTCTTTCTATTATACCTAACTTTTCACAAGTATCTATTTCTTGTTTAAGCTGCATATGTAGACTGTCATTAATCTTCTAGAAAGTATCCTTTGGAGTAGTAAATAGTTCCTATTTAATCTCTTCCAATGTCTGTATTATATTACCTTCTTTTACAGAGTTTTTAATTCTTTCATTTAAATCTATCCATTTAAGTTGACCATCTATTTTTGTATAGTATCCAGTAAAGTGTCTAAACAGACCACCTTTGCCAGATGTATGATAGTTCTTAATAGGTTTCTTAACATCTGGAAGAGAATTATAGTATTCTACTATAGTATTGTATTCATCTTCCCAACTGCGATATAAGTGTTTTAACGCTTCTCTATTAAACTATAACTTTAAACTATTGCCAACTTGAGTAATTGACATTTCTTTATTGAATAATCCTACTCCACTAATAGTAAACCATGTCTTTTTATCAGCCATAGTTGGGAATATAATATGATTATTATAAGTAAATGTCATTTTAGCTAAGTAGTCTTCAACTGGTGAAATACTTAGATAATCTCTACCTTTATCACCTCTATTCTCTCCATAGAAATTAACAAAAGTGTTTAATCTAATAGGACTGTTATTATTAACAGCAGATAGAATCAAAGAACTTCTACAATAAGTATCAGCATTTAAATCTTTTAACGTAGCACTATCGTGACTATTAAGCCATCTAACTTGATCTGATACAAAACAGTTTAGAGTCTTAGTAAAAATAATGTTATTGTTAGGACCTAATACTGATATTTCAGTATCACTAGGATGAGTTACAGCTTGTGCTTGTGCTAATGTATTAATGAAGCTGCTCTTACCCAAGTTCATATATATCTAGTCTAATTGTCTTACTGTAGCTATACCTTTTTTATTAGTATATTTTGTCTTATCATCTATAAGATTCTGAAGTGTTCCATTAAATAGATATTTTAATGCTCCAGCTTCATTGCCTAATATTAATTTAGATATACCATAAGGTCTGTCATTAGGTAATAATCCTTCTATAGTATCGTGATCTACAGTAATACCAACAGAATTCAATATATTGACTAATTCATTGATATAAGTATCTACATCAGTATTAGTAATAGTATTTCTATTATCTTCTACCTACTTATATAACTCATTAAATCTACTTATAACTGCGCTTATTTCAGATTTATTAGGTTTTGTTTCAGTTTCAGTTCTTTCTACCAAAGAAGAATTAAAGAACAAATCTGACCAAGTAGAAGGATACATTTTAGTAGCTCTTTTGTTTATTCCATCGTCTACTACAAATGATGTACCTTGTTCAGTTTGTTGATAATGTACTTCTACAAAATTCTAATCAAAACTTTTAACAGTTTGTAATATTTGTGTCTGAAGATTTATATCAATATCTCCATTTAATCTCTTATATAAGAAAGCAAAAAAAGCGTTACCTTTAGCCAATCTAGCGCATCTGCCTAATAATGAAGTTTCTGGATCTTGTCCAGGCTCAGTACTAAATGATTCTACTGTACTTAAGTTTTTAAGAATTAGAGCATAAGCCGTGTCATAATTAACTATCATAGGTAAGCCAGTAATAGTATTAATTCTAGTACTAAGAGTTCTAGCTTTTACTCCATCTATATCCTTATAACTAAAATATGTATCTGATAAAGTAGCAAAGAACATTTTTGCACTAGCTAATGCGTTGTTCTTTTTATCAAATTCATATCCAGCCTTATCGTAGTTCTGTATACCATTACTTTCTCTATCTAGGAATTCTTCATCCATATTTTGATTTATAGATCTAATCCCCATCTATTCCAGCATTGGTTGTAGATGATACATAAATACATCAAAATTATCTACTATTTCTTGTAATGCTTCCTTCTATTCAGTAGTAGTTCTATTTGATTTAATAAATGATAGTAAAAGATTTTTAAGCTTAATATTGCTTAAATTCTATACATCTGATATATATTTAGCACCATTAGCTATAAACAAACAAGCCTTTAAGCTATCTAATGCTGAATGAAAGTCTTGTAAAGTTGGGAAGTGTTTCAAAGTTATATCTTTATTAGGACCAACTTTATAATAAGCTCCATCAGTATAAGAATCTAAGAAATCTTTAAGAGATTCTTCATTGAGCTAATAATTAGAAAAATCTCCATACTTAATAGCATCAAATATTTTATTAAGATTGGTAGGATCAATATTAGAATTAATATGCAAGAATTTTTTAATATTACGGAATATCTTATTGATATAGTATCTTAAAGTAGATTCTTTATCATTAAGTATATAATCCATAAATCTATCTGCTATTACTTCTTCTAGTTGCTTATTGTCTAAATTGCTATACTAATCATTTTGTTTTCTGAATTCATCATATAATTTATTTCTAGTATCTTTGTCTAACATAAGTAGAGATACTCTATGCCAGGCTTCATGATACTATACTCCTTCAATAGCTTTATTAGATATAGCAATTCCATCTGCTCTAGCTATACCATATACAGCAGAACCATTAGCAAATTCTCTAATAACTCCATCAGTTACTTCTACTTGTTCATCAGTAAGACCTAACTTCTTTTGTAGCCACTTTTTAGCCTTTTTAGTATTGATAAATTTACTTTGCTTTAACTGATTACTATTTAATATTTTAGGAGCTCCATCTAATCCTAAGAAACTTGATACAGCATCAGAATCTGCATCTGTAAATTCATCATATGATTTATCTTCCGTCTTGCTACTTAATTCTTCACTGGCATCAAAAGTAGGAACTTCATATAAACTGAACTTCTTTTTAGTAGGAGATTGAGATTCTGCTTCCAACTTTTTTTGTTGTTCAGTAGGTTTAGAAGATATTACTGGAGAATCAATGTATACATATGGTCTAGTAAATAATCTATCCTATAAATCACTTAATAGCTTACCATGTTTAATTAAGTAAGCTAAAGTAGTTAATCCTTTTGGATTATCTTCGTCAGTTATTAATTTACCATTTATTCTCTTTAATCCAACGTCTTCTAAATCAAATTCTAGTCCAGGAACTAATTCTAAATGATCTACATTATCATCTATCATAGCTTCTCTAAATGATTTAGGCAATGGTTCCCACAATAGATTTTTTTCTGTATTCCAATGTAAATTATCTGTAATAAATTCTACTAGGTCTTCAAATCCAGCATCTGTTCTCAATTTAGATAGAAGAACTTGTTCTCTACCTAACTAAGCCCAACCTTCCTTATAATTTACAAAGAACTATTTATCTGCTAAAAATGCATATCTAGGATCAGAAGGATCTAATATAGTAGAATTACCATAGTTAACCACTAGTTGAATTACATCTTCTGGATACACAGCTTCATTACCAGTCTATCTATATAGTATTACATTAGCTAAGTATCTAGCTAATTCTGAAGGACTATTATCTTCATTACTGAATCTAGCTTCGTTAAGTTTAATATTTCTAGTAATACCAGCTGGAGTATTTTGTGCAGGTGGATATACAAATATTTTACCAGATCCACCTTTACCTTCCATAGGAAGACCATTTCTATCCATAATTATAAAATGGTCTGCTACGCCTTTACCTATACCAAACTTAGTTTCTGAATCTAATATATTGTGTAAATCTCTAACTCCTAAAGATTCTATATCCAACAGGTTTCTGTTTATTACTTCTCCTTCTTCTGTTCTATTAACATTAAAGTTACCATTAGTAATAGTAATATTCTTAAATGTTATTTCACAGTTTGGATCATTAATTTTAGCTTCAATGATTTGATTACGTAACTCACGGATTCTATCTTCTTCTGATTTAGATAATTCTCTACCGTGAGTTCTGTATATACCTTTAGCTCCTTCAATAGTCTTCAAAGTAGCCATGAACTTTCTACCATCTTTAGCTTCTATTTCTATATATATAGGAGCTTCATCCCAGGTAGCTTTATTTGCTGGATCATATGATCCAAACTTAGAATCTTTAGGACCAATCTTAGCGGTAACTTTACTTTCAGCTAACATACCTGGAGTAGATAGATATTCATTTAATGATCTTCCAGATTCATAACCTTTGAACATAGGTTGATCATTATCTGGCTGATAGTATAGAGTTCCATATACTAATTCTGTAGGTTCTTCATCATTAATCTAAACATTATCAGTATCATATACTTTGCTATCTTCTACATCTTGTTCAGTAATAGGAGCAGAAGGTTGTTCTGTATTACTAGTAACAGTATGAGTCTATGGGATGATTTCTTCTGTCTACATTAAAGGTTGTTCCTAAACAGAGGGTATATCTTCAGCACTCTATGTGCCTTCATAATCAGATGCGTTTTGATCTACTGTAGCTTCTGGATTGTCTGCTACATTATTAGTATTATCTTTTGATATAGTTTCATTAGGATTAATTAAATCTTCTTCAGTCAGTTCTTCTTCTACTAATCCTTCATAGTCTTCGTTTGTATCTACAGTTGTACCTAATTCCCAAAATGATTTAGGAGATATAACTTCTTTTTCTTCTTCTTGTACAGGTTGTTCAGAAGTAACTTGAGTAGTCTGAGTAACAGCTTTTTCCTCTTCTTCAGTTTCTCCAGTTAATTGCTACTATGCTTGTTCAGATACTGCTGATTGCTAATCAACTAATTCTTGATTTTCATTTGTCTATTGTTGTGCTTCATCAATATTATCTTGTAAAGTTATAGTATCTGGAGTATCTTCTTCATCAATATTAGCAGGTTCTTGTTGTGGAGTTTCTTCTTCCTGAATCTGTTCATCTTGGTTTATAGTATCCTCAGTAATACTATTCTTATATATATCGACAGCCTTATTTAAGGCTTTGTCACTATTTATAAATTTCTTATACGATTGTTTAGCATCTGTTAATGCAATTTCTGCTAAAAGACTTTTAACTGCATTTGATTCAATATCATCTCTTGAACTTAAAATAATATCATCAGGGTTTACAGAGAATTTGTCTTTAACATCTGATAAACCTGACAAACGTCTTTCTATACCTTTTTCAGCTATATAGAACTCATCTAGTTTACTTTTATCTACTATCTAAGATTCTTCTAATACTTTAATGTAATTTTTAATTCCTTCTAATCTTGCTTTATCTAATAAGTAAGCTTTCAACAGTATGGTATTTTCACTATCTGTATTGTCATCAGATAAACTACCTAATACATTATCTATTTCAGAATTAATAGAGTTATAGCTTTGAGCTATATCTTTTACTTGAGTTTCATAATCAGATATAGCTTTATTATACATATCAGTTTTATGCTTATATATAGCAGCCGCAATATGTCTATCTTCTCCTTTAAATTCTCTTACTTTACTGTTATTCTTTACAATATCATATATAGAAGATATATTTCTTTTTTCGTTTTCGAGATCTTCTTTAGTCCAACCGTCTGGAATGTTAGCGGATTCTATTTGTTGATCTATAGCATCTAAGAACGCTTCCTTATTAAGCATCCTTTTGTCTGCTTTATTAGCATATTGAATATACTTATATACATCCTCTTTTGCAGATATATGTTCTGCCATTAAGTTTCTAGATAACTCTGCACCTGCATTATAAGATCTTAGATTATTAGCAGTACTTACAGCTGTAGTTCCACCGCCCATAAGTAAACCTATAGCTGTACCTACTTTAAAATTATCTACTAATTCTTTGTTTCCATCTAAAGCTGGATCGCCACTGATACCAGCTACAGCAGCTAAACCTTTCAATGCCATAGCATTGTTTTCCATAAACATAGTAGCTACATCAAGAGGATTATACAGATTAGTATCAGATGTATTCTGTTCATTTATGCGATTACCAATCATGTATTGTGTTACTTCTTCAATGCCTTCTAATGCAGAATTAGCACTTATTCTAACAGTAGGTTCTAATACATATTTAGACAATCTATGTTTAGCTACCTTAGACATTTTAGGAGCTGCTTTCTTAGTAGTATAGTCAATTGCTTTATCTAATACTTTAACTGTACCATCAATAGCTCTTTCTGGTAGATTAAGTTTACCAAGTACTTTAGTAAATACTTTACCTGCTCCAGGAATTATAGTAGCAGCTTGAGCTACATCGCTAGCTGCTAGAGCCATGTTTCTATTGTAGATATCTTTTAGATTGTTTTTAGTATTGTATCTTAGTGCATCTAATTCACTATTACCAGTAGGTATATCATAAGCTAACATATCTTCAAATACTTCATCATTACTTCTATAATTTGAAGAATTCTTATCATTAGAGTATTCTACACCAGTAATACGACTTAGATTCTCTCTACCTATATCTGCTAAGCTATTGATATCTATATTGTTTTTATTAGCATATTCATAAACATTCTGTTTATAATTATTAGCTACTTCAGATAAAGACTCTCTATCTCTAGACCATATATTAGTGCCTACTGTAGCTCCAGCTCCTATTAATGCCGCACCGCCAGCAATTAATGGAGAATAAGGACCAGTAGGAGATGCTGCAACCTATGCTGCTAGATAATTAGCAGCAGCAACAGCTGCAAAGTTAGCAGCTGTAGCCTATATAGACGAAAAAGAAGTACCTAATGCTCTAGGTACTTGATATGCCCAATTTTCTTGTTCTAGTTGTTTCCACTCATCGCTTATAGAGTATATACTATTAGTAAAATGTAATATATCTCTGCCTCTTTGAATATCTTCACCTAATTCTTTAGACTTCTGTTCTCTTTCAGAAATACCTTCATTAAGAGCTTGTAATCTTTCTTCTACAGTAGGTTGATATCCATACTGATTATAGTATTTGCTAGCTACTTTTTTGTATTCATCTAACATACTAGAGTAAGCATCAAAAGTAGCCTTGTACTAAGGATATAATTCATGAACCTTATCTGTATCTTTGTCCAAATAAGCTCTATTAAGCTGTTGATCTAACAGCTTCATTTCTTTTTCAGTTTCTAGAAAAACTTTCTGAAACTCTAATTCATCTTTTTCTTTATTATTCAACAGCATATCTCCAGTAGGTCTATCTACCATATCCTATTGAATACCATTGATAAATGAGAATACCGGATCTGCTATATAGTTGGGTCCTTTTCCACTTTTAGTGGCACTAGCATCTTCAGTAGTTACAATTTTTTCCTACTTAGGAGTTTCTTCTAAAGAAGAAATGTTTAATGGCTTAGTTTGAGCCATATCAAATTCATATTGTTCTTCAGAAGGATTAACTCCAGTTAAAGGATCAAATGTATAATCCTTTAACTCTTGAAGCCTACTTCTCATATTATCTTTACTACCCACAGTAAATGTTTGTTTCTTTGCCATATTATATTATTTATTGAAATCCAAAAGATTCATTTTGTACATCTGGATATAACCCAGATGCTACTGATCCTGTCACATTCAGTTTAAGTGCTTGTTGATTTAAATATTCAGCATTTAAATCATCTCCAGATGTTGGTACACTATTACTTAAATTTAATACATAATATTTAACACCAGGTCTAACAGTTCTAGTAGTATTACTACTCCACTTCTTAGCTATTTGTTCTCCTAATTCAGATCTTTCACCAGAAGTTTTCCCAGATAAATTAGATGTTTCACTTTCTGATATAGATTGTTTAGAAGTTTGTATTGTAGCTCCAGCTTTTTTCATATCATCTTCAGTGAGACCAGCATTCTTAATATCATCTTCAGATATAGCTACTTTAATTCTCTGCAAATTAGCTGTACTTGGCTAACCATTCTTAACAACTGGAATAGTTATCATATTATCATTGTTAAGTAATATCATATTGTTAAACTTACCACCTTTCAAAGCATTTATTACTTTATTACGATTAGGATCTACTGCTTCAAATCCAGCTATTTCTGATACTACTCTAGACATTAAATTCAAATTCTCTCCACCAGATATAATTTTACGTCTACCTAAAGGAGTACTCTATTCATTTTCTGTAATTCCCTATATAGTACTACTTAACAGATCATTTAATTTAGAGTTACGAACTGTATATCCAAAGTTATTGAATATATCATTAACGGCGTAATCTATATCAGTATTTGTAATTTGTAATTTTCCATCCTTCTCTGTGCTATACTTTCTCATGATATCTCTAAACATATTATAAGGAGTAGCACTATCTGCAAGAGATCTAAGTTGTTTACTAGCCATTTCTCTAACAACTGGATCATTACTATTGATATCACTCTTTAGTTTCTCATAGTTAGGATTATTAGATAAGTAATAGTTTCTAGCATTATTAAATTTCTATAATCCTGTATATTCTAAAGAATCAGTTAAATACCAAGGACCTTCGTTACTTACGTTTTGACTAGTTCTAGCTGCTTTTAATCTGTTACTATATTCTAGTTTAGCAAATTCATTTGCCTCTCTATCTTCATACGCAAACTCTCTACCAGCTCTATAAATTCTATCTGTAAATAAAGCTCTAGCTTGGTCAGGAGTAAATCCCTATCTTACTAAAGCGTTTATATGCATTTGAGCTTCTGGAGTATTATATATTGCAGATATATTCTTAGCTATTTGTTCATCAGTTCTATCAGTAGATACACCTGAGTAATCATAACTACCATCTGACCTAATATATCCAGCTTTTAGATTATCAACGTAAGGTTTTACTAAATCTACTTCTGATTTATAAGCTAATGGAGCAACATCATTAAATACTCCACTATCTAAAGTATTATAATTAGTAAAATCAACTTCATGCCATAAAGGATTATACTTACCAGACAGCATAAGTTGTTGATTTACTTTCTATCTCTAAAGTAATCCTTCTCTACTCTGTTGTAACTAACTTAGCTCATTATAAGGTCTAGTATTAATAAACGATTGTATTAAGGATCTACCTTCTGCTGTTTTAATCAAATCTGGATTAGCTGCTAATTTATTTACTACATCTTGTCCAGCTCCAACTGTTAAATCATACCATCTCTTAGTGTCTACGGCTGATGGTGATCTAAACTCTGACCACTTAGTAAACTGATTACCTAAATCCTAATAAGCTTTATCTACTCTTTCGTTATTTGCTTTACCTATAGCATATAACTATTCAAAGGGTATTGGTGTATACTAACTAATATACTCACTTTCTATTGGTTTATCAAATCTATTCGTTGCCATTATCTTTTCAAATTATTATATAATTTAGTTAATTGATCTGATGTCATACCATATTCCAAATAAGGTAACATAGCTTCTAGTACAGCAGAGTCTCTTTTAGTTAAACGTTTATCTCTACTTATCTACTATATTCTTGTAGATAAATCACCAAATCCTTTTCTACGAATATTTCTAGTAGCTGCATCATTCTAAGCTTGTTCTACAGAAGCTAAATGTCTAGCATTAGCATACTGTTGTCCCCATTGATTAGCTATTTGAGCATTGTTAAATGCCATTTGATTTTCAGCATTATTTTTAGTAGCATAAGCATTAGCGATAGCTTTGTTCCTATTAACCGCTGACTGTAAACCAAATGCCATATTGACTCCAGTGTTAGGATTAATATTAGCCATATTGTATCTAGCAATTCTATCACTTAGTGTAGCTTCTCTAAGTATAGGATCTATATTATAATCAGTAGGACCATATACTGGATCATAAGTATATGTTTCTACTCTTTCAGGACTACCTGAGAATATATTACCAATAGGTCCAGCTAATGCAGCTATATTGTCTATTAGATCTAACCAGTTATTATCACTTGGAGTTTTTGGCTTTTTACTATTTGCACTATACATATTACCTACTGGAAGCTGTCCAGGATTACCAGTATAGTTAAAGTATTTACTACTTCTAGCATTAGCAGTATCTACATTACCAACAGGAGCATTAATATTATAAGGAATACTTAATCTACTTGCTACTTCAGATGATGGTATATGTCTAGGTCCATTATTTTGATTAGATCTACTATCTACATATGCTTGACCAATCTTATGCCAATCGCCATACTTTCTGTCTGTCATTAAAGATCTAGCTTGTTCTACTGTAGGTATAACTCCTTTATTCTTACCTAAGTAAGTAGACATATCTCCATATTTACCACCATAGATATCTTTTACATCTTGGTCTGTGATACTATTGACCCAGTTTAAGTAATCTTGTGTATAGTTATTTTTATCTGAATCCCAGTATTTAAAATCAGACATATTTTTATTATATCCATATGGTTTAATACCTCTAGTACCATCTGCATAAGCAGCAGTATTCTTCTTTATTTTTTTACTTTTCAAAGCTTCTTGCTAATCTAATAATGCCTGATAAGCTATCTAATTATTTCTCTCATTTAGCATCTAACTATTTTCGGCATATATATTATTAGCTTTATTGTTGCTTTTCTTCATTAACTTCTTTCCCATTTCTGCAAATGTTTTATTTGTTCCTGGAACTTTAATCTTATCACTTAATACTTGAGTTCCAACAGGTACATTTAATAAATTAGAATCTGTAGGTTTACCTTCTTCTGGTATAGAACCTATAGTTCCATCTGGTGTTCTTAACATCTCACCATCATCTAAGTAAGCCATAGTAGATGGTACTACACCACCTTTAGATAAACTTAATTCATTGTATCCATTTTCCTAATAGTAATCAGCTGCTACTTGTTCAGACATTTGTCTAGCCTGAATACCATTTTTGATTCTACCAGCCTTATTACGTATATAACTTTTACTATGACCAAATAGACCTGCTATTCCTGATGGTAATTCATACTCACCAGTCTACTCATTAACAGAACCACCAGAACCTATACTTGAAGTAATACCACCAATAGCTCCACCTATTACTGCCCCCCAAGGTCCACCAACAGATGCACCCATTGCAGCTCCAGATCCTATTCCACCTATCACACCAGCTGCTGTAGGCTTCTTTCCACTAGTAGCGTTACCTATCATACTACCTATAGCTCCAACTCCTTGTGTAACTACATTTGCTTTATCTACTCCACTCATGTTTCCCCAATTTGAAATAGCATCAGCGCCGAAAGCATATTGAGGAACTCTTTTTAATTTCTTATTTTTCATATTATAACATTGAATATCTATAAGTTGTTTTAATATACGGAAGCTTAAATTCTTTATTATCGTTGCAATCAAAAGTATAATTGCAAATCAAATATTTTCCTCTCATTCTTCCAGCGTAAGACATATTAGTCTATTGTTGTAAATCTGGTTTATCTTGTTTTTCTCTACTTATTGCAAATCTGTAATTATCCTCTCTAACTTCTATCTGATTATAATCTATTGGTTCAGTAACTTGTGTCTTAGTTTCAAAATGTATATCAGTTATTAAAGTAGGTTTTTCCTCATCTCCAACATCTTCAAATTCAGCTGAAAACCATTGATTATCAAATACCTTTGTGTATGCAATATCTTTATTCACTACAAATCTTATATAAGATATACGCTCTTCTTTTTCTTTGCTATCGTCTACATAATACATATTATGCAAGTAATAACAATTATTATCTTTGATAGTAATTAATCTAGTAGAGAATGGGAAGAACCAGTTTGGATTATGAGTATAGAAAGATGTAAATACATTTAACTATTCATTAAATATTAAACATCTATCGTATATTCTAAACCATACTTCATTATATTTTTTATCATAGAATGATACTGGATTTTTTCTAGCTGAGTCTGGCAATCTATTTAAATATGTCTATACTTGTTTTACCTTAGATAATTCATTAAATCCGTTACCTAGCGAACATATTACATTTTTATCAAAATCGTGCCAATATAAAGTTGTTTCTGAATTAGTAATACTTTTATCATTTACTATACTACTACCATTTTGTGTAACTAAGTAATCATACCTGGTTAATACTCCTCCAGTACCTAATACTAGTTCTCCAGCATTATTGTCATTAATTAATGATCTGTCATTGACAGAAGCTATACCAACAGAACTGTCCTAAAAGAAGTATAACCTATTCTTGAATACTTTTAAATTAGTAACTGGTCCGTATGTACTATCTGTATCTAAATAATTAGCAAATTTAAATTTAGTCCAACTATCTGTCTATTCATTAATAGATTTTACTTCAGAACAAGTAATACGATTCATGCTCTTTACATTATCTTCAGCGTATATAGAACTTTGAATATAACCTTTAGCGGTATTAGTACTAGAATATGCTGAATTATATGTATACATAGGTTTTCCTTGAGTATAGTTTGTATTTAGTGCACCAGGTTCTGTTAAAAAATATATATTAGCCTCTCCAGTCTGAGCATTACCTGTAGATACCGTAGTATCTTGAGAAAAATGTTCATCGTTTCTATAATGTAGATTTATACTAGATTCTAAAGGTATATAAGCTGCAACAAATCTCTTGAAACCGTTTCTATCGTCTGGATCATTTCTAGTAAACAACAAGGTGTGTGCATAATCTAACACTCCTAAATATGTATCACCACCGAAACACATAGCTGTATCATATTTTTCCCAAGATGTTTTAACATAAGTGTTAGTACTATAATAAGTAGAATAACTCCTACTTATAAATGTGTTACCACCATACTGAGTAGCACTTTTCTTTATATTAACAAAAAGCACAGAGTTGTATCTAAACTTTCTCAACATTGGCGTTGTACGTATACCTGTAAAACCACCAGAATATACATCTGGTGCACTAACAGCTAAACATACTCCATGAGGTCCAAGAGCTTCGTTAGAGCCAATACTATAATTGATAAACCCAAATCTATCTATATAGTTTACTATTTGTTTAGCATCAAAAGCTTCTTGATAAGGAGATATATTAGTAGGTTTAACGACATCCTTTATAGGAAAAGATTGACGCAAATTAGAATTGTCTTTATGAGCATAGTTCTTACCAAACATCTAATAATATTTACACACCCCTCCACTAAGTCTGCCGTCATTCTACTCAAACCCGTCAAATACTCCAGATTCTAATTTAACAGCTGGTCGATCTCCATCATAATCAGACCCTTCTACTACGCCACCAAATGAATTTTCAGTTTGGTTATTATCATTGCGACCCATTACTTTAGTAAAAGGAATGCCTAATCTATGGTGTTTATATCCATTATCATTACAATATGTAGCAGAATGAGCACAATACAATGGTACTATATTCATATTACTAGTAACAATAGAATCTGAATTTTCTTTATTAAAACATATATCAGCTGTTACTAAATCAAAGATACCATTAACATCTATTGGGTTTATAGCCTAAGTATCTTGCTATACCATCTTATTATCATATATATGGTATATTCCTTGTGCAAACGGCGATACAGCAGTATCTGTATATGTTGGCATAATAGTAGGTCTTCTATCTATACTACCAATAGAATAATCAGCTCTATAATCTTCAGTGTTGTTTTTCCAGCCGTTAAACTTAAGAGTTTTATTAAGTAATCCTTGTGTTACTACAGTTCTATCTGCTAATGTTCTATCACATCTTACTATTTCATAAGCTACTACATCTATAGGAAGATTTTGTACATAAAACATTATACCTAACGGGTGAGATACCAATTCATAGTTACCCGACCCATCTACTGTATCAGCAAAAGTAAAAGGTTCATAACCTTCAACATCAGCAGAAGGGAATCTAATATCTCCAATCCAGTGTACAGGAGAAGGTATATTTTTCTAATTGTAGAATACGATACCAAATCTATATACTTCGTCTCTCTAATATCCTAAGAAATTAGATACGTAAAATGGATCACTATAATTTCTTATTCTAGATACATTGTCATTATTATAGATGTATACAGTTTGACCATTCTCTGGACATTTTAATTTAATAGTACTATCTATTCTTTTAGATGCAGATAATTCCAAATTATATGCTAATAACTTATTACCTTCTTCATCTACAGAAGGAGTATTATCAGATTCTATTAAATCTGTAGTAATAAATCTATAACTTATATTTACTCCCTTACCACCTCTAACAGTTCTACTATCATCATAACCATAAGCATATTCCTCATTTTCATTATTAGGGTATACTATTTGGTTATTCATAGGATTAATACAGTCATGTTCTTCTGGTATAATAAAATCATTACCTTGACCTAATAACTAATCAAAAGTTAAAGTAAGTGAATTCTCTGTTATACTAGAATTTAGTTGTATTGTTCCATTTTTATTACATCTATACGCTCTTGCATCATATGCAACATCCCAAGTTAATTCCTACAAATTTGAAGCAAATAATCTATTGTTCATTTTAGCTATACTCTTAGCATTGAATTCAAATGGTACTAGATTATTAAATTCTTCAATAGATAATTCACTAATATAATTTTTACCTATATCATTATAAGTAAAAGTAATAACAGAATTATCAGACTTAGGTAAGTCTAATTCATTTATAATATAAACTTTTGGAGTTTGGCTTTTACTAGTATACTATATACCTATTATTCTAATTCTTTCAAATCTACCATCATTGAATAATGTTGCAGATAATAAGCATCCTTTATCTGTACTTTCATCAGCGTTGTTCCCATTAAAATTCTTAGATGAATTAGCATTACTAGAAGATACAGGTATCATAGAACTTAATGAAGATGTAGTAGTTTCGCCTCCGTGTACATTAAATAATTGGTAACAATATTGTACCATACCTGCTGGTAAATTACCAGAAGTCCATTCAATAAACTTAAATGGTGCAATAGTTGAACTTGGTAACAGATCAAAGTATGTACTATCTGTTATTGGGCTAGTCTTACTTGTATTATATTTCTTCTATATGTTAATACATTTAATAGAAGTATTGCCATCAGATATGTATACTTTACTAACATTATTAGATTCAAAGTTAGTAACAATAGATACGTTATCGGTTATATTTAACTAAGCCGATACGATTAGTGTCCAAGTTGGGCTAATGCTATCAAAATCAGTTACTATCCAGAGATTGTTGATTCTATTTTGTTCATATAACTCCTTAGTAAATACAACCCCACACTCTTCTACTCTTTCTTTATCTACATTATACCATCTACTAACAGCAGTACCAAGTATATTTTCAGAGATTTCTAAACCTCCTAAATACTGTCTAATGTCTTCTATATTCTATAGAATTCCAGTAGTTCCAGCATTATCTGTTAACAATCTAACATTCTATGCCCATCTATACTACTTATCAGATAACATAGTAATATCGCTATCCAAATTCATTCCTTCAAGAAATGTATTTACTTGGCTATTTATCTCCATAATCTATTATAATTGTAATTCTAATTATAAATTTCTTGTCTATCACCAGTAGTACTAAAGAAAGTACGTTCTTCATCTATTTCTGGAACTAATGTATTCCATGTGTACTTGATATTAGTTAGTTGATCCTGGTTCGGCATTAATGATTCTGCATAAGCTTGCTTTCTATAAAAATTATAAGAGTTCTTGGCATCTAACCATAACTATCTATGTACATCTCCTCTTATATATTTAATATAAAGTATTTTCTATGCACAGTACCAGAAACAAGCTTCAAAGTAAGACTATACATCAGGTATCATAGGCATGCCATCCTCGTCAGTATAGATAGCGTGATATGAGATTTTTGCATATCCTTCTGGAACATTTGTGATGAGATATCCTGGTTTGACATCATATTGTGGCGTATAACTGAAATTAGTACCATTAAAACTAGTGTGCTGTAATCTACCATTTTTGCTACAAACTGTATAATTATTAATTAATGCGCTAAGCGTCTATCTAGTATTAGTATCTTTATTAAGTATTTCTAATGCGTCTTTATCTTTAGTAATATTGTGAAGGTTCTTTACTAATGGTATTAATACATCATCGTGTATAATCATATTACAACAATCACAGTTATCTTTTCTGTCATAAACACTGAATGTACCTGTACTCTTCTTCATAGGTATCCAACCACCACAATCACATGTAGAGTAAGCTACACTATTTAATCTTTCTAAGTCACATGGTAACTTAGCCTAATAACCATTGATAGGTATTACTTCTACTTTATGATCTAGTTGATTAACTGAACCTATATTCATTAAAGCTTCTCCAATCCATTGACGTATATCTGTAATAGGTATTTCAGTTTCATTTAAACCTAAGTCCGCAATTACTTTAGCAATCACGGCTTTACTACTTGTCATTTTATATATCATGGCTGCTATTCGTAATCGTGAATATTCTGTTTAATTATTTGTGCTAGATGTCTTTTATTAGCCCTAGTAAGTACAATCTAATACTTACTCTTATTAGACACTAGCATGTCCTATTTATTCCAATAAAGTCTATACTTATAAAATCCTGAGTGTTCGTTAAGTAAATAAGTAAGTTTACCTAATTCTTTTGTAGCTTTATAATCTATTCTAAGACTTCTGCCGTCTAAATGCTTTGGCTATTTCTTTACTATTTGAATACTACCCATTCTATATGGTAGTTTAACTTCTTTGCTTTCTTCTATTATCTAATCTCTTAGATATTGAAAGTATTCTGTTATAATCTTTCTATATGTGGTATAGTCAATATCGTAAACAGTATCTGGTTCAATACTGCTTAAGTAAGAATTATAAAACGATGGAATAGTATAGGAAGCAGTTTTAAATGCAGATTTATTTAATTCATTCATCGTCTTATACTTCCATTAACATTCTAATTCATCACATTCTAAGTATTATCTTTACTATCATTAGTAGTATCAGATACTTGCTATCTCATAGTTAAGAAATCTTTAGTAAATATTAACTACTTAACTGTACCCCACATATAAGCTGGTAATGGATATTCATCCTTATCTGGATCATAACACAGTTTGTCTTCAGTAGGATCTTCAGCAATTATTTCTACATCAATATATTCTAGTTGATTAGCATCACCTTCTACATATATTCTATTACCTTTAACATATGCAATATAATCTTTACAGGTATACTTTCTATATTTCTAGAATTTCATTTTAGTTTCAGAACCTAATTGAATAATATTACCATAGGCATCTTTTACTGTTATTACTGAAGTAGTAAGTTTAGTACCAAGTAAAGTCGGTAATTCTTTATCTCCTTGGTATTCTGCATGACCTGGATCTTCTTCTATTTTATCCAAATGCATGCGTATAGTCTAATAGAAGATCTAGTCTAATTGCTCTCCCTTATCTAACTTCTGTTTTAATAGGTAAGCTCGATATGTTTTAATCCACAATTCTATCTAGTATCTACTGAGCTTTTCACTCTCAGTAATCTAGTTGTTTCTAGCTTCTAATAGAATATCATCAATGAGCTCATTTAATGTCATATCTATATATTTAAATTATAATTATAATAGTCATAAAACGCATTTTAAGACTTACTGTAAATTTTTATAGTATCTTAGATACACTCCTTAACAGAAACTAATAGCCTTTCTTAAATAGCTTTATAATAATATTTCCGAGCGAAGCGAAGGAACTCTGAGCGAAGCGAGGAAATATTATTAACATACATAAACAACAAAAGCTCGTCCACTATACAGTGAGCGAGCCTCGTAGAGGTGAGCGAACGTTGTGAGCGTTGCCGAGTATTATTTCAATAGTAACAACTGCACGATAATAGTCGGAACGTATCATATTGAGAGCAACGTACCAATCATACTTGTTGTATTTCTCACCTTTCAGATTGATTCCGTACTGGTTAGCGATTGAAGTAGTTTCTTCTAAACTCCAATGTTCTCCACGAGAGCCATCTTCGTTTTCCATCTTAGAGACTGCTTTTAGTGCACATTCTTCATTGAAGTGTGGACCATACATAGCCTCATGACGCTCTATTTTCAGTCTTTCTCTCATTGCATTAATTGATTTAATTATTCGACTTATAAAGTTCATTTTGATAAATCTATTATTCTAGTATTTTCTACATTGATTAACTTGTTACTGTTATCAATTTGGTACTTATAAATAGTTCGTTTTTTAAAATCAAAGTGAAGGAGTCGCTAAAACCAATTACGATAATTACGCTTATATTCTTTTTTAGTATGAATAAATAGTGATTGTGTATTGCGAATGTCGATACTATGTGTTAGGAGCGTATCTCTTTTATTTATTACGATTGATGTCAAATTATTTGGTTTGATTTCCACTTTAAAGTCAGTTGATCTAACTACTATAGTAGTATCATGTACTACTTTCTACTCCTATATCTGTACCTATTTCAACTCCTTCTCTTTGATTTTTAATTTCTTTACTGTAGCATGTACTTCTTGTATCAAGCTATCTTTGGTTTCTTTAAATTCATCTAGAGTAAGCTATAGAACTCTATTATCATTCTTCTACTATGTTGCTAGCTATTCATAGTAAAGATAGTTATTAGTTACTCTATCTAGTTCTCTATTCTTCTTATCTAGCTAGTTATTCTAATAAAAACAAATGGCAGCGAGAATCGTAATGATAATCACTGCCATTGCTTTGTAATTTCTTTTAAACCAACCGATAATGTTACTTGTTAATCTTTTTGCTAGACTTATCAGTATTGGTATCATTTGTAATAGTATTTTGTTCTTCTAAGATGTCTGTTATATCTACATCTAAATATTTTTCTGCTTTCGACTTTATAATCTTTGTGAAGAGTCTTGTAACTAATGAATTAGGTTTTAATGCTTTCCTAGATTCTAATAATGATATTATTTCTGCAAAACATACTGCTCCTGCTGCAACTTTAGCTAACACCAGATCGGCATATGTCATAAATATAAACTTATCTAATAAAGTAAATCCAGCTATCATTATAGCTGCAAATCCTAGTTTCTCAATAGTAGACCAAAACTTGCCAGATTCAAAATAATTCTTGTGAGTTACTTGTCTACATACTTTATACCCATAGATTAAGTCTAATATTATGAATAGAAACGATACACCTATTAATGGTGCAGCTGGTGCTAGTATAGTTGCTATACCTGTTAGCCAACCTACTATAGATTGATATCCATTAGCAAATATACGTCTTGCAAGATTCATTATATATAAACTTCTACTCAACACAACTTAAAATAATTTTATCTGAAATAAAAATGCTAGTCAATATTTATTACTGCTAACATATGTTAAAGTCTCTGCAATTATATAACTATAACGTACTCATTATTCGTATGTTCTATTTCCTTTACGTATATCCAGGTAATCTAATGGCTCTTTATGTTTAATAGTTTTAGTAAGTAAAGAATAACAGTTAGCGTGTTTAAACCATCCTATGTAGCTAGCCATTTTTCTTCTATAATATTTGTAGTTAGTACTTCTTTTATTCAGTTTAGCATTCTTCTTACAGTATCTTTTCTTTAATGCTTTTCTAACTAAAGTAAAATTATGATATATTTTATATCCAACAAAATCTATACTTCTACTTTCTACTGGGAATACCTAATAGTTATTCTTTAACTATAGTTTTAAGTTATCTTTTAAATACTACTTTATATCTCTAAGTAATGTCTGCAAAAACTCTTTATCTTTATAAAGTATTACTATATCATCTGCATATCTATAATAATACTTTATGTTTTTATCTTCTTTAACCCAGTGATCAAAGTAAGATAGATACAGATTAGCAAAGAACTAAGATAAGTAATTACCAATAGGTACTCCTTCTGAAGAATCTATTATTTCATCTAGTAACTATAATAGTTCTCTATCTGCAACTTTTATTCTAATTATTTGTTTTAATATATCATGATCTACTGAAGGATAAAACTTTCTAACATCTATTTTAAGACAGTATTTAGTATTCTCTCTATCTTTTAGATCATGCTATATCTACTTAAGAACTTTGTGAATTCCTCTTTTCTTAATACAACTGTAAGTCTAAGGTATCATCTAATTAATCCACAAAGGTTCCATTATGTTCATAATAGCGTGATGTACTATACGATCTGGAAAGTAAGGTAGTTTGAATATTATTCTTTCTTTAGGTTCATATAATTTAAAAGTAAAATATTCAGAAGTTTTATAAGTATGATTAACCAACATATCCTGTATCTACTTACAAAATCCTTCTATGTCTGCATCTACTTTCTTTACATCGTTTCTATGAGTTTTATTCTTTCTAGCATTATGATGAGCTAGCTTTATATTATCTAAATCTGTTATCTTCTAATATAAATTCTTAAATTTCTTCATAGTCTGAAATTACAAAGAGCTTTCGATATTTCACTACTAACCCTTAATAAATTATTTATATTTTTTACCAAGTGGTAAGGTCCTTCTCAGTAGTTGGCTATTATATGATAGACTGAAAAATATTATGATACGCAATTTCATTGAACTGATATTAGCATTGGAATTACTAACCTCATTATTGGAATTAAGATTGAATAGACCTGCTTTGCTGCTATTGTCAGAGTTACTACTTTTTTACTTAAAACTAATAATGCATACTCGTTCTAATTCTAGAGAAGCAACCTGTGGGTATTACTTAACTATACCGTATTGCATAATTAAGTCATTACTCCGCCCACGGGAGATATGTTAATCGAGAACCGATACTAGCAGTGGAAAGACCAACCCCATCAGCGGAATGAAGATAGAATAGACCCGCCCCGCCGCCATCGGCAGAGTAACCACCTATTAACAGACAATGTAATGAACCATCCGTATTATCCCAATTATAGTCACACCAGTATGTTGTTTCTGAACCATTGTTGCAAGATAAAGCGAAAAAGTCACACGTAGACGTAGTTACTATTTTTGTTTTGTATCCAGTAACTACAGCATTTGCTGCTATATTTTTATAGTACGAATTATCATTCGAGATAGAATCACCGAAATGATCTGGAGAATCGCACTTATACCAAAATCTAGCGCCGTAATCAGAAATATATACACTAATAACATCGTCAGTGTGTTTCCACACATGCCCAAATGGATTCTCTATTCCTCTATATCTATTACACTTTCTTGTAGTAGTTTTAGTATTAGAGCCAGATGAATCTGTCTATTGTATAGTTACTGTAACTTCACCAGAACCACTACCTAAACTATCAGAACTTCCAGTAGGAATAAACGAGTAAGTTGTAGCTCCGTTGATAGTTACCGTACCTGTAGTACAACCAGAACCTAATCCACCTTGTCTAAATCCTTCAACTGTTAATGCAGTATTAACTGCTTTTTGACTATTTCTGGTAGCATATTCTACTAAGAACAAATGACATATGGCTCTATGTTCATTATATGTATATATATTCCACGAATTTCCTAAACCATTAGCTCTCGCTTTTGGTCTTACAGCAGATCTTGTGAAATTAACACTAGGTATTTTATTTTTAGAAGATCTATAATAATTCCCATCAATATAACCTTCATAAGCAGACACATAAGCTTCTTTATGGTGATGCCATCCTGGTTTAGCATGTGGACATATTTTTAAATTATGTGTTTCAGTAGATTCTGTATAATCATCTATCCACCAAAATTCAGGTATTTTAATCATTACATTTATGTTGTTGTCTTCTAGTAAAGTATCTACATCTCTCCATCCTCCAGCAGAATAATTTTCACATTTAGTCCAACTATCATTTAGCTTTAACATCCTATATAAAGGATTTCCGTCTTTAAAATAAAGATATCCTTTCATCATACTCTATATAGGCAGTGTTCTATGCATATCCATATTACCAATACGAATACAATCTGGATTAGATGATGTTTCTGACCAAGATACACCGTACCAATCTGGAGCATCTAGTGTTTTAATATTACCTAATACAAAATTACTTGGTCTCTATGTAGTAGCTGGGCTACTTAATATGTCATTAGCATTAGTAGAAGCATATTTACATACTATATTAGTGCTTGCCCCCCACTAATTACTAGTTCTAATCCATATTTCTACTTTATCAGAAGTAATAACATATCCAGCTATAAACGTAGCAATAGAAATAGTATCCACACTATTCAAAATACGCAATTCTACATTTTCCGTAACTCTGGTAGAAGCAGTCAATGTTGCATAATAAGCATATTTTTCACCAACATCAGTTCCACCAACTATTTCAAATACTACTCTTTTATCCTATGTTGTTATCTAACTAGTTAATGGTAGAGTGCAAAGTTTAATCCAATTTTCGGCATTGGATTGATTTACACTATTTATAGAGCGCTTAATAGATACGCTATCAGTATTAAAATTTGAAACTCCATAACCATCTACCATATCTGCATTCAGATTGGTACATAGAGTAGTAGAATTAGTTTTAATAGGGGCTAGATTAGCACTAGTTGTTAATGATAACTATCCATCTCCAAATGAAGCTTTAGTAACAGTATTATGACCAAGATTGAGAGTCTAATTAGTTCCAACACCAAGATACCATTTATCATCTGTCTGATTATTAGGATAGAATCTCATATACGCACCACCATCAGATGCAGTACTGAATAATTCTAATTGAGCTCCTTTTGAATTCTTAATATTCAGTATACCAGTCATAGTATCACCAGCTTTCTTTACATAAGTAGTAGTAGGATCTACACCTAATGCGCCAGTTACATTATTCTTAGTTATACTGATAGTACCACCACCTGCTAATGTTATATTACTACCTATCTTAACACCGCCTAATGCACTAGCTGTAGCAGCAGGTAATACATACTTATTAGCTTCAGCTTCTATGGCAGCTAGTTTCTTCTTTTCAGGAGTAGTATAATCATTAGTACTAAGACTTTTACCTTCAACTTTATCTACTTTTTGAGTCTACAGT